TCAGGGTTTCCGGGGCTCGTTGCCGAGCAGACGATCGAGTTCACCCATGACGCGATCGTTCTTCGCCTCCTCGAGCTTGCGCCGGGCCTCGGCGAGATTGGCCTGGGCACGCTCCATCTCGACCATGCCAACGGCGGTGATCACCGCCTGCAACGGCACGCCCCTGCCGGCGGAACGCATGCCGTTGCGTTCGCGTTCCTGCGGCGCGCAGATGAACCGTAGGGCTGCTTCATGGCTTTCGTTGGGCAGCGGGGTCCAGCCCTTGGCGAAGGTGAACTGGAGGTTCGTGGGTTCCCCGCGGTTGGAGAAGGTCTTGGCGTTGACTACCTTCACCTCTCGCGTATCGCAGCGGTACTGGTGCGCACTGAGCAGATGGAAGGAGTCGAACAGCATGGCGATCTGCAATTGCCAGGCGTTCTCGATGCCTGGCACCGGGGCCAGCGAGTCGGCATCGGCCAGGAATACGTCAAGCTCGGCAGGGTCGTCGCCCTTGCGTACCACCCACCAGTCTTCGGCCCAGGCATGGCCGGAGGCGGCCAGCAGGGCGGCGCACAGCCAAGTCGCGGCGCTGCGGGAAACCTTGCGATATACGTTCATGTCGCCTTCCTGTGGGGAAATACGCCCTGTCGATAGTGGGCAGGGGCGGCACCCTGCGCCCTGAACGAATAGCGCTATTTCAATGACAGCGGCACACCCCAGACCGGGTCCTCCATGCCCTGCTTGCGCAGCGGCGTGATCTGCAGGGGCTGGAGCCTGGACAGCAGTTGCCGGTGCCTGTCGCCCAGGCTCCGCTGCGCGATCAGGGACTGCGTGAACTCCATCGGCGCCGGCCAGGTGTAGACGGTCAGGTTCTCGAGCGGGCACTCGATCTTCTTCGGATCGATGGCCCGGCACTTCGACTGCTGGTACTTGTAGCCGGGGGTCTTCAGGTGCATGCGCGGCGCCAGCAGCAACTGCCCGCCCTGCACGGTGAAGCTGGCCAGCGCCTTGTCGAGCGGCAGCCGCGCCTGAACCTTGATCGAGGGCACGTCGCGGGAGTCGGTCTGCTGGTAATAGCCGGCCTGGGAGCCTTGGGTCGTCTGCGTGTATTGCTGCTCGCCCCAGCTCACGCAGGCGCCCGAGGCCATATGCACGGCGGTACAGACCTTCTCGGTCTTGATCTCGCTGCCATAGGTGGCATCTTTCCAGACGTCTTCCCGGTAGTACTCGCGATACAGCTCCGGGGACAGGTACGCGGTGCCGTTGGCGCCACGGCCCGAGCCGGGCGGACCGCCGCGGGCACCGACCTGGTCGAGCAAGCCATGGATCTGATAGTCGTCGCCGCCGGTCAGCAGGTATTTGCCGGGCGGCAGGATATGCACCTCGAAGGCCTTGAACAGGTAGGTCTCGTCGGGCTTCCGCTGTAGCGCGTTAGTCTGGAACTTGCGGCCGAAGGTCACCTTAGGGTCCTTCTCGTACTCCCAGATCGCCGTAGGCGTCCATTGGGTCATGGTCAGGGCATCGCTCAGTGACTTGTGCGGCATCACGTCGGCCACCAGCACCACGGCCATGTTCCCCTTCAGCGCCTGGTCCACCAGGTCCAGCATCTGCGCGTTGCGCGGATCGTCCATGCTGCCGTAGACGCCCGAATCGAGGTCCGACACGCAGCCTGAGAGGGAAAGGGAAAGCAGCAAGGCGGCGGGCAGGGCTAAACGCGGGCGAGGCAGTCTCATGTATCGATCCTTGACAGAGGCTGGGGCATGGAGCAGCCATATTACTGAGTGGGGGTGGGAGCGCAATATTGCAGATGAACTAGCCCGGCAGCGGAAACGAACTAAACACCTGGCAGGGAACCCGGCAGGAGCAGCCTTCGTCTGCGTCGTCAAAGGGATGAGCGCCGGCAACGGCATCTGGCACGGCAAGGAACTGTCGGCCTCTGACGCTCCGCGGACCCAAGGCTTTCAACTCTGGTTGGCTTTACCCCCGAACTCGAAAACAGCGAGCCGGACGGCCGCTTCATCGAAGCCGAGCAAACGCCCCAGGTTGGCCCGGCACGCATCATCACTGGCCTGTACGAAGGCGCACAAAGCCCAGTGCCCGCGCCGCAGGGCATCAACTGCCTGCTCATCACCCTGCGTCCCGGCGAACGCTGGACGTATCAGCCGCCTGCCGGGCATACCGTCGGCTGGCTGGCACTCGCCAAGGGCCAGCTTGAAGTCGGCGCGTCTATCCGTACTGGCGAGCTGGTGGTATTCGAGCCGGGCGAAACGCCGATCACCCTCGAAGCCTCTGGCAGCCTCGACTCTGTGTTCCTGCTCGCCTCGGCGGTGCCGCATCCGCACGATCTGCACTTGGGCAACTACTCGGTGCATACCTCGGCGCAGGCGCTCGAGAAAGGCCAGCGCCGCATCGCTGAGCTGGCGCAACTGATGGAGGAAGCTGGCAATCGGAACACGCCATCGGGGACAATCCCTGTTTTCCGCTGAAATGGCATTTCTCCTACGCGCAGCATCTATCGCAGTGATGAACTAGCTGGATGTCACAACAAACAAATCCGGCGTCCTCTAGGACGCCTCGCGATTCGCCCCATTACTCGTGCCGGGGATAACCTGGACCGTATCGACATTCAGCACGAGAACGCCGTTTCATGGACAAGTCGGAGTGCGTGATACCAGTGTTTCAGGCTGCTTTATGAGAGCAGAGCATGGCGAACGATCCGGTGTTTCGGATGTTAATGAGCACTATTCATACCACCGCAGCCATCGGAGCGGGGATGCGGTGGCCAGCTTGCGGGCGATAATCGTCCATATTAGGGGCGTGGATGATGCGGATCGCTCGGGCGGGATCGCATAGCCGCCTGCCGGCTGAAGAATTAATACAACCGTGCGTTCCGGTTGCTACCGGCGCCAGGTCGAGACGACAATGCTCGACGCGTGCTTGTGGCCGATACCTATGCGGGTTCGCACCGCCGACATGATCGACAGCACAATAATCTGCGCGCACCATTGTGTGATTACCTCGCAAACCGAGCGATGGAAGGGGTCGGATCTATTTCCGTACTCTAGTTTTCAATCAAGGGAACCCACCAGCGCTGGATCAACCGCTCCCAGCCCCCGCCTTCCCCCATCCCTGATAGAATCCCCGCCCTGCTCCACTCTTCTTGCCGAAGTCCCGATGCGCCCAGAACCGACCACCGACCACGCCGCCCTCTCCCGCCGCTTCTCCGTTGCGCCGATGATGGATCGGTCAAACTAGAAAAAATTACCTAATAAAATCATATAGATACGAAATAAATTCAATTTGCTGTAGCAAATTCGTAGCAAGCCCCTCCAGGGCGAGCATTTTTTACCAGTCCCTCCACTGACACGACCGCTTCTCCTCCGACCAGCTTTCCACTCGTCGCCTCCTGAGGATGACTGTATATTCATACAGCATAATTTCCGGCCCACTCGCCCGCCGGAGATTTCCATGTCCTACTCCGCCCCCCGCCGCCGCCAGCACGAACGTGTCACACGATGGCTCGCTGCGATCCGTCAGCATGCCGCCTGGCTGTATGCCGCGGATGAGCAGTACGTGTACCTTGTGGGCGAGGCCAACGAGCTCTACCAGTGCGGAATCGTGAACCTGCAGGACCGGCACGATATGGTCACCGACGCCCTCGGCATGTACTCATGGGCGATCGAGCACAGCATCACGCGCGAGACGCACTACTGCGCCGACTGCTGCTACAACGTGATCGACGGCGAGCGTGTTGTCGGGAGCGTAGACAACGAGGGCATCTACCATGCCGCGCCAGGCCGCCAGCGCCTGGGCTACCTCGGCCGTGATCCCGTGGATGGGCAGGTCTATCTGCGCCTGGGACAGGCGCTCGCGCGGGCGGGCGTTGTGCGTGGACTCGTGATCGAACTCGACGCTGGCGGGACGCTGCAACTCGCCGAGCAGATCCCTGATGACTTCCGGCCGTGGCGTTGGCCCACGTGAACTACCCTTACCGCACACTCACTTCGGCTGGAGCGATGCGATGTGCGGCAGGCTTTCGCAGTACACGGGGCTTCACGAGTTCGTCGACGCGCTGTCGATGCCGGCCATGCTGGTCAACCTGGTCGGCGAGCAGCCCGAGCGCTACAACGTAGCGCCATCGACCCAAGTTACAACGTTCCGACTCGAAGGGGACGCGCTGGTCGCCCAGGCCATTCGCTGGGGCTGGAGGCCGTTCTGGGCCCGTGATCGCGCGGCGCCGATCAACGCTCGGGTCGAGAAAGTGGCGCATGGACGCTTCTTCAGCGCAGCTTGGCGCCATCGCGCGCTTTGCCCCGTTTCAGGATGGTTCGAGTGGGTGGTCGATGAAGACGGCGGCACGCGGAAACAGCCGTATCACATCCAGCACGCCGACGGCTCACCGATCCTCTGCGCCGCGATTGGCCAGTTCCCCGGGCTCGATGATGAGCAGGCCGAGCAGCATGGGTTCGTCATTATCACCGCCGATAGCGTCGGCGGCCTGGTCGATATTCACGACCGGAGACCGGTTGTGCTGCCGCCCGAGTTGGCCCGGGAGTGGATTGACCCGGCGACAACGCCGGAGCGCGCGGAGCAGATCGTGCTCCACCAGGGCGAGCCGAGCGAGTCGTTCCGGTGGTACGCGGTCAGCCGCGACGTGGGCAACGTCCGGAACCAGGGCGCCCATCTAATCGAGCCTCAGCGCTCAGCTTCGTAAGCGGCGACGCCAGTCCCTACCGACCGCCAGTCGTCCTGCGCCATCCGTGCATCACAGATGAATACCTCGACTTCGCCGCCCTCCTTCGGCTCCGCTGGCCGGATCGCTGCATGCCGGAGAATGGTCATCATGTCCGGGACGTAGCTGCTCTCCGAGCCGTGGAACGACCAGATGCCGAATTTCCCAGCGCTGCCCACCTGATGGTCGAGTTTCACCGACCAGCCCTTGAATCGAATCACCAGCATGCCCCGCCCTCGTAGGAAAAGGCCGTAGTCTACTCCTAATCCTGACAGGCCTGATTCGCAGCCAGGAGCTGCGCCTCGTAACCGATCCGTTGCCGCCGCTCGGCCAGCAGCGCACGGACCTTGGTCTGGAGATCGTCGCTCTTCTTCAGTCCTGCCGCTGCCCATGCCGGCACTTCCACCGCCGACACTCGGCACGGCACAGCAAGGGGCACTTCTACGCGCACCGTGCGCGGCTCGGCGTCCTGCCGGCCGGCGCATCCCGCCAGCGCGAATACCACCAACATCAGCACCGCCCTCATAGACCCAGCTCCCGATCGATGACCGCCTCGGCGGCCGCGCACTGCTCGCCGGCAGTTCTCTGGCTCAGCAGGCGCTGTGCCGCGGCATACTGTTCGGCGGCCTGCTGCCGCCCCCGATCCACAGCCTGCGCGGCATCCCGGGCGCGCTGCTCGCCGGCCAGGCGCAGCGCGACGACCTGCCTGCCCTGCTCCGCCACTGCGGCCTCCAACTCTCCCCGGGCGGCACGGCAGGCAACCAGGTCCGACCGCGCGGCGTCGAGTTGCGGGCGGTAGTGCCGCGCGCCGAGCCAGACACCGCCAACGGCACCGAGGCCGACCAGCAGCAGGCAGGCCAGCGCGATGGTTGCCCAGCGCCAAGGGATCACGACAGCACCCTCTTCGCCCGCTCCCACAGCGCCAGGCGCTCCGCCTGGCCGTTCGTGCCGCCGTTGATGCGCCGAGTGATGGCGGCGAACTCGCCGCGGTCGGCCAGGTCGTTCAGGCCGTGCGTCGACCACCACCAGGCCGCCGAGATCGCCGCCCACTCCGGTTGCTCGAGAAGCTCCGGTTCCTGCTCCAGCGGCTGGCCCAGCCCGACGCCGGCGGCGCGGTAGTTCGCCCGGCCGGTGATCTGCAGCAGGCCGCGCCCGCGGTACCGCCAGCCGTCGCCGGACGCCTCGTCTCCGTTGCCGTTGCGCGCGGCGTAGGCGTTGTCGGCGATGGCCCGGGGGTTGCGCGCCAGGCGCTGCGCCAGGGCATTGGGCTGGCCGTCGGCATCGCGATAACGGCTCGGCCAGGTCGCCGCCAGGCCCCGCGCGCTGTAGTTGAGGTTTTCCATCAGGCGGGTCAGCTGGGCGCTCTCGTGGCCGACCTGGGCGAGGAACGCCGCCGCGCGCACCAGCGAAGTGATACCGAAGCGAGTCATCCCGCGGTTCAGCGCACCAACAAAAACGCCGGCTTGCGGGCCGGCGTTCGGAAATATCTGCAGCAGCTGCTGCTCAGTGATAGGCATATGTGCTCCAAAAACGACGAAGCCCGCGCAGGGCGGGCTTTCGTTCGTCGATAGGTTTTGTCAGGTTTAATCTGGCAACGGGAAACGTGCTTTGATCTCCTCGACCTTGGCGATCCAGGCAGAGTAGTCCGGCTCGGTACCGGCCTTGATCGCATCGAATTCAGCCTCGGTCTTGAGCAGGTCACTCTCCAGGCGGTATGCATTTGCCCGCGCCACGGCTGCGGCATCGTACTCAGCCTGCCTGCGCTCTTGCGCCTGCTGTTCAGCGGTCTTTACCTTGCTCCAGTCGATCATCGCGGTAACTCCACAGGTCCATCGGCATCGATCAGCAACGGTTCAGGGATGCGAGCGGCGGCACTTGCATCATCAGCCAGCGGGAACCGCAGGCTCAGTTCCAGCCGGTCGGCACGTCGCACTGCGGGACCAGCGAACCACTCTGATCCAATCGCCTCGGCCGGCAGTTCGCCACCCTCCGGTAACGGAGTGAAGTCGAACGCCTGGCCGTTCACGGTGAGCACATCGCCAGCCCTGCTCAGCGATAGGTGCTCGCCGCTGCCTGGCAGCGGATAGTACGGTGACAATGTGATGATCATCAGTACCATCTCCCAAACGCGATGTATCCGGGCATAACCTCGGCCCTATCAACAAATCCGTGAGAAATCAGCGTCACAACAGAAGCCGACGGAGGGTTCATCGAAAGCCATGCACGAGCTGTTGCGCCCTCTCTAAACGCCGGAACCGGTGAAACAGATGGCGCAGCAGAAAACGCAGCAGGAAAATAGAGCGCAGCAACGCCCCCCGACTGAAACCCACCCCCGGTCGCAACGCTGCACACCAAAGCGGTACTGCTAACGCCAGCGCATATCTGAGTTCCGTCCGCAAACCGCACGAACTCTCCGTTCGCGTTGCTCCCGCACTGGATCACCGCACCGGTGGGTACGCCGCTCGCCTGCGAAACCGTGCCGAGAATACTGTCTCGAGAGTACAAAGCCCCCGAGCTACCAAGTGCCTCCCGTACCGCCGCGCTGCCGAGGCCGAGATCCCCCCGCGCCGCTGCGGCATTTGCAGAGAGCGCCCAGGGCTTTATGCCTGCCAGCGTCGCTCCCCAATCCATCGCGATCTGGTTGAAACGATCTGACAGGTCCTTGTCGTAGCCCAGCATCGGCGCCACCGCATAGGACTGGCCGCTAGCCGCGCCGCCCTGGTAGTTGGGCTTGATCGAAATGACCGTCGAACTGGCGACGTTTGTGACCTCGTACCAACGTCCATCGGGGCCTCGAAAAGCATCGCCGACCCGGACGTTGGCGGAGAATGCGGTCCCAGTGCCGGTGACTGTCGGCGAGTTCAGCGTGACAGCAACCGTGCCTGTGGAATACCAAGCCATATAGTCCTCCAGATATATTTACGCCACTACAATAAGCGGCCAATTGAATTGCTGATTAGTTTCCGACCGAACAATTGATGAAACAAATATCAAGCTCATTGAGTTCTCAAGAAAACCTATGCGCGGTGCTTCTAACGTTATGAATGCTTTGACATTGAAATGGCTGACTTGGAAGTAGGCCTCAACTCCATATGTGAACGGCAGATACCACGTTTGTAGTGCCATCCCGCCTGGCCAGTTCGGGTTGTACGAATACTTATTCCAAACCTGTGCGCCACCGACATAGCGAACGATGTCCCGGTTACTGTCGAACATCACACGCGACTGGGAGTCGAAAACCTGCATTCCCCACCCACCGGTTTTCGGCAACATGACCGCGCCAGCTTTCCACTTTCCGCCGTAGATTGGAGGGCCCACGTCCAGATAGATCGTCTGCCAGAATGCAAATCCAGTCCAGTTCCCCGGGGCGCCGATATGTCTGAACAAATAGATTTGATGCGGACCATTTGGGCGCACGAAGACATACGGCTCATACGGGGACTGTATTGGAGAGGCATATTGAATAACAGTTTCTCTGCCGGTCGTATGTCCATAAGCTCCCGACGCAGCGAAGTGAATACATGGATTACTGTCGTCGATTATTGTTTGCCCAGTATCCCCGCGAATTAATACTCCGTAGCTCATGAGAACATCACCGCATGCAGTACATAGGTTGTTCCGGATGAACCGTTCCAGTGGAACGTCACCACGTTTCCGGAAATTGTGTATAGGGGCACTTCACCGAATGCGTTTCCGCTCGCAATGATGAACACAACACCGCGCGCAGGATCGAAACCCGGCACCGTCACCGTCATCCCATTGGTGATGGCGCCGAGCGACTGCCGGTAAACCGTGCGCGCCGATTGGCCGGTGAGCTCCATCAGGATGGAACCGGCCGCATTTCTCAGGCGGATGCCGTAACTCATACGTCGAGATTCCCGATCTGTACCCGCAGCACAAGATTCGCGTCGTAGACCTTGGTGGCCTCCGCTGTCTGCCTCATGAAACCACCGGACGTAGCGCTGTTCATCGTCAAGCTCCCCGCTTTATCCAGCTTCCACAGCGGCTCGCCGTTGGCACCGAGGGCGGTCGACTGAATCACGTTGCCGATCTTCGCGTTGGTGATCGAGCCGTCCTGGATCATCGCGTTGTTGATGAACATCTGGCCGCCGACGATCGAGACCGGCGCCACGGTCTGCCCGCTGGAACTGTTGAACCAGAGGAACCGATCAGCCTGGAACGCCATGGTCGTCACGCTGGTACCGCTGTCGAAGCCCAGTTGCCAGCCAGCGGCGTACTTCTGGCCGTTGGCATGCGCCTGGAGCTTCACGCTGTAGAGCGCCTGAACGTTCCCATCCAGGGAGGCCACTGCCTGGGACGTCGTCTGGATTGCCGCACTGTTACTACCCACCTCCGCTGACAGTTGGTCGATGCGCTGGGCAGTGGCTTGTCTGTCGCTAGCGGTCACCTGCTCAACGGTGGTAATGCGCCCTTCTGCAGTTGCCGTCCTGGCCTCCAACAGGCTCGTCCGCTTCGCCTGCGCTTCGTCCTCGTTCGCCCGCACGGTGACTTCGGTGGCGGCTCGAGCAATGGTGTCCCAGCCCTTCAGCGCATCGGCCTTCTCTCCGGTCGCCGGCTCCCGGCGGGCAGCAACCTGCAGAACATCTAGGCTCGAAGCAGCCGCCTCGACCTTACCGTCGAGCTCGGTGATATCCGCGGTGTTGGTGGCCACCTGCTGGGCCAAGCCGTTGGCCGTCTCGATCGACTGTCCGATGTCGGCCCAGTAGGTCGCGTTCGGCGGCGAGGCGTTGAGCGGCACCGCCTGCTTCGCTTGATACAGCCGGTTGCCGACCCGCACGACATCGTTCTTCGCGTAGGGCTTCGTCGGGTCGTAGGCCAGCACATCGGTCAGATTGTCGATCTGGTCCTGCAGGCCAGTGATATCGACCTGCATCTGATCGATGTCGGCGAAGAACTGCTCGCCCAGCGCGGACTCGACGTACTCCCTGGTGATCAGCTCGTTGTACTCGCTCGCATCCGTCGAGCTTATGCCGTCGACCCAGGCCGACCAGGGGCCGACATTGCCGGTCCGGTCGATCAGCCGCCCGCGGAAGGCCAGGCGAGTGCCGGCCGCCAGCGAGGTCAGCGTGTGGGTGTCGGTCGGGTACGCAAACAAGCCCAGGGCAGTTGCGTTCTGGTCGCTGCCGCCCGGGGTGACCGACTGCTGGATCTCGGTGTAGGCGGTGTCCGCTGCGCCACTGGCCGGGAATCCCCATTCCAGGCCGATCTTCCACGGTCCGCTGGTGGTACGCAGGAACGCCAGCGTCGGCGGCGCGCCGGTCTTACCGCTGAGCTGGGTCAGGATCGAACTCTTCCAGACCGACGTGATGTCGAACGCCGACACCGCGCGCACCCGCGCCAGATAGCCACCAGCGTAGATGCCGGTCACATCGACGCTGGTGGTGCCGGCACGCGGCAGGCGGATCCAGTTGCCGCTGTCCTTCTTCCACTCCACGTCGTAGGCGACAGCCCCTTCCACGGGGGGCCAGGCGATGGTCATCGTGCTTACCGCCAACCCCTGATCGAACTGGTAGTGCGAGGTCAGCGTGACGCTCGCCGGCGGAGGCACCGTGGTGATCGGGATGACGCTGATCGGGCGGCTCTCCAACTTAGCGCCAGTGTCGATCGCTGAGAACTTCCCAGGCTCGTACTGCAGAGCGGTGATCTCGAAGACACCCCGCTCCGGCTGGCTGACTTTCATCACACGGTAGAGCGGCACCGCCAGGTCGGCGGCATCGAGGGTCCAGACCAGTTCCGGTAGCGGGGTCTCGCTGTAGGCTGTCGTCACGGTCACCGCGCGCCCGGCGACCGTCTGCACGGTTCGCGCCTCAGCCTTACCACTGGGCAGGTTCAGGAACAGCCGGTCGCCAGCTTTCACCTGGGTGTCACGATCCAAGGTGATCGCTCGGCCAGCAACCGCAGAGATCCTCCCGCCGATCTCCCGTCCAGCCAACAGCGCATCAGCCACCGGAATCACCCATCCCGGCAGCGGTATCGCTCCATCCATCCCGGTACGGAACGTTACCGTGCGATCCTGGCTGTTGGTCAGGATCGCCCATTTTCCGCGCCGCTGGGCCTCACTCTCGCGGGTGCAGCCAATGGCTGCCACCTCGACCGGGTTGTCGCCGTAACGCCGCTGCAGGCGCTTATCGGTGGCCACAGCCACGTCGGTGTCGTAGTTGTTCGCCGGATTGTCGTAGCTGACCAAGGCACGGCTGTAGCGAGTGCGCTCACTGGCCGAACCGTAGCTGAAGCGGCCGTCGATGACATTGGCCCGGGTGTAGGCGAAATCGACGTCGGTGGCGCGCGGAATATCCGCCTGGATCTTCAATTGGCCCTGGGCCCAGTACGCCATGCCGCGGTAGATAGCGGTGAGGTCGCGCAGCAGCTCCCAGGCCCCGGCGCGGCTTTGCAGGTTCAGGTTGCAGGTGTGTCGCGGCTCCTGGCCACCCTTCCCATCCGGCACCAACTGGTCGCAGTACTGGGAAATCCGGTACATCTCCCAGCGATCGACCATCCAGGCCTTGATGCGTTTACCCACACCGAAACGATCGTTGGTCACGATGTCGTAGGTGTGCCAGACCGGGTTGTCGGTCCAGGCCTGTTTCATCGTGCCGTCCCAGATGCCGAGGTAGGCCCGACTCTCTGGATCGTAATTGCTCGGCACTTGAACCTTCCGCCCGCGGCAGTCGACTGTGACAGCCGGGATGTTGCTGAACTGCTCTGCGCTGAACTCGACGTACAGCAGCGCAGTGTTCGGGTAGCGCAGCTTCGCGTCGATCACCTCGGTGTAGCCGGCGATCAGCATGGTGTCGGCGATACGGTTGTTGTTCTGGTTCGGCGTCAGGCGCCGCACGCGCAACTGCCAGCCACTAGTGGCCACCGGCAGGTCGATCCGGCGGGAGCGCTCGTAGCGGGTGGTGGTCTTGCCATCGACGGCCTCGCGCAGCACCTCCTGATAGGCGCCTCCGTCGGTGGCCAGATCTACGGCGTATTCGATCCGGTAGCCGCCGATGTTGCCGTTGGTGTCCTGCTGCTGGAGCGCCGGCCAGGCGAAGCGCAGACGCACTGCGGAAAGCTGGGTATTGCTCAGCGAGCGCACCCAGGGCGTATCGCTGCGCAACTCGACATTGACGCTGGTTTCGTTCTCAACGGCAGGGATGCCCGGGATGTAGTCCTGGTCCACCGCTCCCGCGCGCCACTCCCACTTAACGTTCGGGAAGTTCAGGTTACCGCTCGGGTCCATCAGCGGGGTGTTGTCGAGGTAGATGTCGCGCTCGCTCGGAACGCCGGCGAACTCGCCCTCGCCCACGGCGAGCAGGATCTTGGCCATCGCGACCGAGCGCAGGCTGTCGGGTGCCTCGACCGGCTGTTTCGGCTTGCTACTGCCGCCCTTGCGGCCGGCTAGGTGCTGGTGAACTGCGCCCATGCTTTCCTCCGGGCATGAAATAGCTCGCACATAAGCGGGCTATCTAAAGTGCTAGTAGAAATTCACTTAGCGGGTTTATCTATATAAATTGGAAATTCAACTTCACTTTCAAGGAATGAAAATCATGAGCAACCAAGAGAAGGCCTCACGATCACACTGGATTGAGTGGTGCGCCCTGATCACTTCAATAACTGCCGTAACCCTAAGCGCATATCAAGCCTATACACTTAAGGAACACAACTACATAAGCGTCGAACCAAGGGTAAACTCATACCTATCCCTTAAAGATGATTACAAAATGATAATATTCAATAACGGACTAGGGCCAGCATATATAGACAAAGTAACATTCTACGAGAATGGCAAGGAAATAGATGGAAACATTCTACACGCACTAGCTAAACAAGGAGTGCCCCCATACTGCGCAATTGCCGGAATGCCTCGCCCCAACGACTCACTAAAAACAGGGGAGGAAATCATCCTTGTAGATATCCACGACAACAAAGAGTGCACGACCTCAAGGCTTATATTCGCAACATTACAGCCGCCAAACACAAGTTTCGACTATCAAATAGACTTCAGATCTATATATGGCAAAAAATTCTCTTACAGATATTCTCTAAACAAGCAAGAAAACATTCCTAATTAAATTTTGTCTTCCGAATAAATCGACGCCGAAATAATCGCCCCGCCCCAGCGGCGCTTCCCATAGCAGATCGGCACCGGGTTCCCGCTGGCGGTAGTGTTTCTGGCGCTGCCGAAGGCGTAGCTGGGCTGGTTCTCAGGCGCCGCGCTCTGCTTCAGGCCCTGGGCCTGGGGGCTGAGCATTTGGATGACGCCGCCGATCGCCATCGCCACACCGGCGGTCCCCATCGCCCCAGTCAGACCACCAGCAGCGGCAAACCCACCAGGGCCGGCCATGATGGTCGCCGCTACGATAAGGGCAACGCCCACAATCGACTGCACCAACCCGCCACGTTTCCGGCCATGCATGACCGGAGCAATGCGAATTTCCTCGGCGCCCCCGAACTGCAGCTCATCTTGGGAAATGTTCCGTTTCCCGCGGAATACCGCGAACTCCATGCCTCGCAGGTGGGCATTGGCGAGGAAGCGCTCGAGGCCAGGAATCTGCACACACAAGGCCTTGATCGCTTCCGCAGTCGACCCGACGAGCATACGGTACTCCCGGCCGAACTGCCGGAGCGCGCCGTAGAGTTTGATGGTGGTCATCGGAGTGTGGTGCGCTGCGGCGGTCATGCGTTTCTCCAGGTAATAAAAAACCGCCCGGAGGCGGTTTATGCGATTATTCATTCCTTCCGTATGAAGGATGATCGACCGTACTTCGCCTCATAATCAGCAGCCAGTTTCTGGCATACCGACTTAGCGAAACGCCTAGCCGACATGTCTAAAAGTCGATCATCAACATCTTTCCAGCACAAATCGATAGCTACTCGAGCCCTATCCTTATCCCTGGACTCAGGGGTCTCTGTGCTTTCTAGAATTGCACCAAGAACTAGGAGAAGCACCAGAGCGCCTATTGGTATTAACACTAAACAGACCAGTAATTTCTTTGCAGCCCCCACAGTGGGCTTTTGAAGATTTTGCGGCAGCCCTACTTCCTCATTAAGTGCTTCGCCACAGTACCTGCACTTAATCGCTTCAGCCTTGATTACTTCAGCGCAGAAGGGGCATTTCTTTTCGTCGGCATCCATACGACTCTCCACAATATAATTGTGGCGGAGGATACCAAATAGCCAGCATCAAAACCCAGGGCTCATTCGGCAGAAACAGAGAGGGCGCCTGAAGGCGCTCTCTCCATGCCGTTTACGGCCCATACCCTAGGATGAGCAGTTCCATGCTCATGCCGAAGCCCGCGTCGGCCAGTTCAGTTGCTTGGCACAGTACTTCCTCACGTGCGCTGCGGAACCCAGCCCTTCCCACAGAAAGCCCGCCAACTCGACGCCAGCATTACAACCGAGCCCGCTGAGATGAGTGGCCAGGCGACGGCTCTCAACGATCTTCCAGCACTTCTCCACGCAGTCGACCAGAAACGCAATGTTCGACCACGAGCAGGTGTCGACGGCCGACGCGACTCTATCCTTCGGCAGCCACTCGCCTTCCAAGGCGTAGGCGGCGATGAAGTTCCGCGCACTGTCGAGCTGGTCGGCCGGAATATCCTCGGCGGTCACGACGCTGAATGCCTTGTGCACCTGGCTCCAGAGGTGGTTCTTGGCACCTCGGCGAATCGCCGACGGCAGGCGCCGCACCTTGCCATCGACGACGGCAGCCAGGCAGTGGAAGCCATCGGTTCCGATTGTGGTGGCGAGTACGCTGGCCGCGGTCCGGTCATCACGCCGAACAGCGGCTCCCTCGTTCCAGTAGGCCCAGAGCACGTCGTCGCACTCGTTCTGGTAGGCGATGATGCCCTCGCGCAGCGCCGGGCGGACCTTGTTCGGGTGGATCGACATCAGCCAGCCGGTGAGCTTGCGGAGCGGGAGGCAGGTCATTTCACGCTGCTTCCCGTCTTGGGCAACTATCACCATTTCGGTGATGGTTGAGGCGAACCGCCCTGCCATCAGCTTGCGGTGCTGGCTCTGCCAGGCCAGCCCCATGCCCTCCACCACCGGCTTCATCGGCACGAAGGGCTCCCCTGCATTGCCCACCAGCAGGAGTTCCTTCTGGCGGAACGGGATGACCTGAGCGGTCGTTGTGCTATGATCGTGCATGACGTTGTTTTCCTCGTAGATTTCGACGTTTCCCCGAAGCCCTGGGTGTTGCAGCACCTGGGGCTTCTTCATTTCAGGCATTTGCCTGTCCTCGCTTTACCAGCTTCAGCACTTCAACAAGCTGCCCATTCATCGAGCGACTCTGCTCCTTCGCCTGTTGCTTCAGCCACTCCATCAGGTCTCGCGGGATTCGCACCTGGGTGCGCATGATCTCTTCCATTTGGCTCTCCAGTAGGTTGCACGCAGTGACTACACGATGTAACGATAACATCGTGTGTCTATGTGTCAACAAAAAAAGTGGTTACAGTGTGTAGCTATGAAAGACGACGACCTGATCCGCAACATAAATCCATTCGGACTCCGTATGCAGCCAGCCCTCCGGGCGAAGGTTGAGGAAGCCGCCAGCCAGAATCACCGATCTCTCAATGCGGAGATCGTTGCTCGCCTCGAGTCTAGCTTTGACTTGGATAGCAACATCGATCGACCAGTTCGTGGTGTCTCCATATCGGAAGACGGTACCGAGCGAACCTTTTTTGCCGGTCCGTCCCCGAAAGAGCTGTTCAAAATCATTCACGAACTAGCCGAAGAAGTTCGCCTATTGAGAGAGGGGCGCGAGAAGGACGGTAAGTAACAGATTTACCTCCTTGCAGACCTGCCTCCAAGGCTCCCTACAGCCGCGACTGGTCTATCAACCCAGCGCAACTCCGATGGCTGCTATGATGGATGCAATAGCTACGCCTGTGGCTAGGATGAGTGCGGCGTTGGCCAGGCGCTTACCAACGATTCCGGCATCAGTTGCGTTCATTTTTCCATCTACCTTGACCCGATGCTTGGGTCTATAATTGAACAATGTTCTGCTCCTTGTCCTTCCCAAGGGGTGGAAACAAAAACCCCCGAAGCCGGCCAGCTCTCGGGGGTTTTGCTTTTTTGGCCGGTGAAGAAAGTCTGACCAGTTGGTTTTTCGATTGCCGCAAGAAATACCCGGTAGGTGCCCGGAGTATTTTTTTTCCGTCACCAAAGAAATGCCGGGAGGTCTACCGTGGATTTTCCGGTTGACTTTGCCGACGTGCGTCGTTCAGCGATTCTCGGTGCCGCAGCACCAGTCGCATCCGATCGAGCCACGGCCCGCCGAAGACGATGATTTCTGAGGGTTTCCCATACAGGTGGTGCATCAGGAACGGCCCGGCGCCGAAGTGCTGCGCATCCTCGCCAGGTAGTGATGGGTCGTCCGCCAGGTAGATCCCGGCGTGGTTCGGGTGCGCGGTGCGCCCCACCGCCATCACGATCATGTCGCCGCGCTGCGGCCGGTCCACCCGGATGAAGCCGGCCCCCTCGAACCGCTGCTCGTAGAGGCTTGGACCGTCTGCCCGCTCCCACCAGCCATCGGCACGCTCGAAGTGCGGGAACTCGATGCCCCACACCCTCTGGTACCAGTCCGAGCAGACCTGCCAGCAGTCCTGCACCCCATGCACGAATGCGCGCCCGAGCAGCGGCACCTGATCGACGGGCTCGATGGTACGCAGGTCGCCCTCCGGCCAGCTCAGGATGTGCCATGTCAGGCCCGAGGCGTTGCACATCGCGACATCTGCGGCACTCGGTCGGCTGGTGGCATCGGGGTGGCTGTGCACCACGGCGACGATCTCTCCCTGATCCTCTGCCTCTGCATACGCCTCCGGTGCGATGCGGAACTCCTCACCGGCGTCGGAAGCGGTGTTTTCGCAGGGAACGTATCGCTGGCTCCGGCCAGAACGGATGATCAGTCCGCAGCACTCGCGCGGATACTCTGCCGCAGCATGCTTCTGCACGGCAGACAGGATGTGCTTGAGCATGGTCAGCTCCTGGCGATGATCGAGACGGCAGGGAAGCCGCCGAAGGGCAGTTGGTTGCCTTCACCGAAGCGCGGGATGCAACCGGTGCCCAGGCAGCCATCACACTCGTCCCGGGCTGGATCATCGGTGGGGTTGCCGTCGATGTCGAAGTACGGGCCGGTGTAGCCGCAGTCGGGTCCGCGATACCCGCCCGTCATCGCCCAATGGCACAGGGTGGTCATCTGCCGGCCGACCTGCTCGCCGCCAACGTCGCCTGGCGAGGCCAGTTCCCAAGCCACGTACTGGCCGTCCTCGTTGGTTTTCTGGTCCAAGTACCAGATCTCGACGATCTCCTGGGAGGGATCAGCGTCGGAATTGCCGCCAGGGAAGTTCGCCGCGTCCAGATACTTCGCCAGCGTCGTCCGGATGGTGAGGCGGAACTGGAGCAGGTCCTCGAACGCCAGGCAGAGCGCCGTAATCCGGCCATTGACGTTGCCGGCGGTGAAGCTCGGCCGCGCCGCAGTACCATCGCTGTTGGCCTCGATGCCCTCGATCTGTACCGGCCAGGCCGCGTATTCGTGGCCCTGCCACCAGATCGATTTCGCCGGCAACTGGTCGGCGTTGGCGCCGGCGGCGGTCAGTTCCTGCGGACTGTGCGGGATAGCGTGACCGTGGAACCGGACCACGTCGGCGCCGAAGTTGCTGCCGTCGAGCTCGAACAGCACGACCTCGCCGCCCGGCTCCAGCTTCTGGATATCGGTGATCAGTGTCATGGATGGAATGCCTGTTCAAAGGTCGCGGTCAGCCGGTAGACCCGGCCGCCGAGGTTGACGGGCCGGTAGCCCGCACAGGTGTAGAAGCCCAGGCCGCCCAAGGGCGGCGTCCAGAGAAATGCACGCGCTCCGGTGTGGCGGTCCAGGAAGTCCATCACGGCCTTGATGGTCGCCGCCGGCCCGGTGATGGACACCGGCCAGCTCTGGGACTTGCTGTTCAGACCTTCGCTCACCAACTGCTTGTAGCCGTCACCGAATTGCGCGGACCTGGTGGCGAAGGTTATGTCGCCCTCGCCACCGCTCTCGGTGGCCCAAGTGAAGGTTTCGATTGCCATGTGCTCTACCCGTTGATGGCGCGGCCGATCGCACCGTCACGCCGCAGATCACGCGCCAGGAGTTGTCGGTATTTCTGCTCGACGAACGTCCCGATGTCGCGACCGAACTGGTCCAGGCCAGGCTGGCTGCTGGAGACGTTGGCTGAACCATCCGAGGCAATGTTCACCTCGACGTTGATCTGCGAGCTACCACCGCCCATAGCGCGCACACCGAGGGCGCCGGACGAAGTTCTGGTCAGCGGCATTACTGCCTCTGGCCCCGCTTCGCCCATCACACCCAGGCGGCCGCCGCTCATGCCGAACGCAGTAGGCGTGCTGACCACGCTGTTGGTGAAGGCCCCGCCAGTGGCGAACATCTGCACGCCGCCGGCGAACGCACCACCGTTGGCGAACAGCCCGCTGTTGCTCACCAGGTTGTCGACACCCGACTGCGCGGCAGCGTTTCCACCGCCGAAGAAGCCGCCGAAGAGGGACGAAAGGGCCTGCGAGGCAGCGGCGCGCGTTGCAATCCGCGCCATGTCCGCCAGGATGCTCTTGGCGAAGTCGGAGAACGACAACTTGCCGGTCGTGGCGAAGGTAGCGACTGCATCCTCCATAGCGCGGAACGCGTTGGTGAACAGATCATGCGTCTGCCCAGCAACATTCCTGGCGCTTTCGAGATAGTCGTTCCAGGCTCCGCTCGCTCCGTTGCTCCAGTCTGACTGGGCTGCGGTCATCTGGTCGTAGTTGCTGACCACGGTGTCTCGCAGGTCCTGATGCGCCTTTCTGAGCGCAGCCAGACGTTTCTCGTACTCCTCGTCCGACATTTGCCGACTGGGATCGGAGCGCTGGTTCTCCAGGTCCATCAGTTGCTGGTTGTAGCGGTCGTCGAGACTGTTCAACTGCTCGAAGCGGGACCGCTCTCGTCCGCCCATACTGACTCCGGCCGCAGCGCGCTCGCCCTCCAGGCGCAACGCATCGACCTGCGCCTGCAGCGCCTGCGTATAGCGCTGCACTGACTGCTCCTGTCGCCGTAGCCGCCCCTGCTCGCTGAGTTCGATCTGGTTGAGCTGTGAATCGGCGTCCTGCTGCGCCTTGACCAGCGCCGTCCTGGCGTCGGCGATCTTCTGGTCGAGTTGGATTCGCTGAGCAGCCGAGGTTCCTTGCTTCGCCCTGGCAGCCTCCAGCGCTGCGATTTCACGCTCGTAGGCATGGGTGACCTCATCCCGCTCCTGCTGGATGATCGAGATGCGCTGCTGCGCGTAACTTTCCGCGCTGATCACGCCTGCGCGCTGGGATGCCTCCAATTCCTTTTGCGCATTACGGTAGGTCGCGGTGATCTCGGCCAAGCTGTTCTTCGCGGCGTTGGCCGCGCGTAGATCCACCGAACCGGCGGAGCCCTTCTGGTCCTTGTACTTGGCGTTGATGTTGGCGATCTCGCGATCGATGGTCGCCTGCTGCAGGCGGTCATCGTTCGGGTTCACCTCGCGGATCGCCTGTAGATCCTTCTTGTACTGCTCCAACTCCTTGGCGCGCTTCTGCTGGTTGGTCAGCGCCGCCCTGGAACGAGCGTCGATCCGGTCAATAGCATTCTGGGCGGCCTGTTCAGCCCGAGCGCGCTCGCCGGCGGTTCTGGCATCGTCCTCCATCGCCTTCTTCCGCTCGCGGAGCATGTCGAGCTCTTCGCGCAGGCGGTTCCGGCTCTCGTCGCGGTTGCCGACCAGGCCGAAACCACCTTGATCGAACTGGGCAAGGCGCCGCTCCACGTCGGCGATCTGGGAGTCGATGTCCTGGCGACCAATGCTCTTGGCATCATCCCATGCGCGCTTCGCAGCACGTGCGACTCCATCCCAAGCACGCTCAATCCAACCCAGGTTCTCCAGAATCTTCGGGGTCCGCTGGTTGATTGCGTCAGCGTAGGCCTCGGTCGCCAGCTTCACCGCGCCGGCGTGATCCCCCTGCTCCTCCAGCGCCTTGATCTGCGAGTAGACGGATGCGGTGAGGTAGTTGTACTGCTCGTTCAGGGCCTTCGAGGCCTTCACAGGGTCCTCTCCCAGCCTCACGAACTCGGCGACGGTATCCCCCACCGCGCGGCCAGTCGCCTCTTCCATCGACAGCGCGGCCTGAGTGATGGCAACGAAGCTTTCGCTGGCCAAGTCTCCCTTGCCCGCCAGGGTGGCCAGCACTTCGGCAGCAGCTCCGGTCGTGCCAACCGTATTGCTGACTTGGCGCGCCATTTCGCCCAGTCCAGAGGCACTGGTACCAGCGTAGTTGCCGGTCATGATCAGCGCCTTGTTGTATTCGCCCTGTTCCTTGCTTCCCAGGTACGCCGCCGCAGTCACACCACCGATCGCCGCTGCCAGCAGCCCAATCGGGGCCAGGACGCCGATAACACCGCGAGCGGCGCCGCCGGCGTTCACACCGATCTCGGCGATGTTGTGGGCGGCGACCCGCCAGTTACCGGTGGAGAGGGCGTTACCCAACTGCAGCACGTTCTCGCGCGCTTCCTTGCTGGTCAGCCCGAGCTTGTTGATCGCGCCGCCGGTCCCTTCGATGTCCCGCCGCTTCGCCGCGATCTTCTCCAGGCCGGCGGCCAATCCGGCGTCATCCAGCCCGCCGGCGGCGCGCAGCCCACGCAACGCGGCTTCCTGCTTCTCAAGCCTGGCCAACGCGGCGGTCACCGGATCGATGCTGTTGACCGTGCGTTGCATCGCTTCGATCTGACGGTTCTGCGCCGCGACCAGGCGCTGCTTCTCGGCGGCCTCCTTGGTTTCCGCCTTCTGCAACCGGTCATAGGCCGCACCCAGGCGATCCTGATACTGCGCTTCGTCCTGCAGCGTGGTCAGGCCGGCCTTGCGCGCCCGCTCGAGCAAGCTCTCGGCGCGAATCAGATCATCGATGTTGGCGACGTTTCCGGAGAGCGCCCGTTCCAACTGGCTGATAATGGATATCTCGCCAGCGGCGCTGTCGTATACCTTCCGGCTGGCAGCAGCCTGGCGTTCACGCGCACCGGCCGCCTTGTCGACACTGCGCGCAGCATCCTCCTCCGCGCGCGAAACTCCCTTGGTGGCCTGCTCGAGGCCCTTGCTGGCGTCGGACAGGTTGTCGATCGCCTGTTCGGCCTGATCGGCGGAGTCGACCAGCTTGTCGAGGTCCTCGACCGCCTTGGCGGCCGGGCTCGAATCGACCTTGATGCCCAGTTCGGCGAAGTTGCTCATCCCGACTCCCTCTGCTCGCGGAAGGTCCGCAGAGCGGCGTCTTCCATTACCCGGATATCTGCGAACACCGCGGCTTGCTCACCAGCGGCTACGCCGCACATCTGCATCACCACCGGCAAAGCGGTGTAGTCCAGGCCCGTTGCGCCACACATGCCAGCCCGCCACTGGGTACTCATCGCCTCGAAGACGATGAAGGCCGTCCAGTTGCAGGGCCAGAGTTCCATCTGCTCGTCGCTTTCGTCGAAGTCATCCGGCGACAATCCGAACCGCGCCAGCTCCTGGGCGCTGGCTGCAGGCCGATAGAGTTCTTGTGCGGCGCGCTTCAGTTTCCCAAGCGCCCTCTGCTGTAGGCGCTCTGGTAAGCCTCGAGGATGGCCTCGGGCACGCTGACCAGGGAGGACACCAGCAGCCGGACGTTGGCCTCGGTGAACGCCTCGTCGAACCCCCACCCGGCCACAACGGCTTGTACCTGCTCGACCTGGAGGTCGATCTGAGCCGTGGTGAACGCTTCCAGAGACTGCTCGCGAGTCTCCTCGACCAGGCGCTCGAACCGCTCTCCCCAACTGCTGTAGAGGTCGGCCAGCGCTTCACGATCCAGGTACTTGAAGGTGAATGGCACCTTGATGGACTCCCCGCCGAGGCGGGGAATCTCCACACTGGATTCGAAGGTGGGCGCCTGCGCGATGCTGAACTTCTTCGCCATGACAGTTCCTTAGGGGGCCGGGTTGTAGCGAACCGGACGGCCATCGAGAGCGATGGTCAGGGTCCGGGTCATGATTTCGTTGACGTTCAGGGTCGGGGTGTCGCTGACCGAGACGTAGCCGTTGTAGAAAACCTCCGATCCGTTGCGCAGCGTCAGGCGGATCACCTGCAGCGCCTTACTCTGGTCCGCCGCCTCAATCACCGCCCACTGCGGCAAGTTGGGGTCGTCGGCGATCGGCATCGAGAACGACTGCGCGTTGCGGAAGGTAGGCAACTGGCGCTGGTCATCGTCCTCGAGGTACTGGTACTGGACGAACTGCTGCTCGCCGCCGGAGGTGGTCGGGTTCATCACCTGCTGGATCTGCTGCCAGGTGAGGACCTTCTTCGCCGAACCGATGCCGCCACCGGCCGGGTAGCGGATCACATCCGTGGTATCGATATTGCCCAGGGAGAAGGTGTCCTCGGTGGAAGCTGCGACCTTGACGGCTCGGCCGTTCAGGCCGGTCCAGCCGGACACCAGCGACACGACGTCACCGACCAGCAGGCCGTGAGCATCTGCGGTAGCAACCGCTGGCTTGGCGTTGGAGACAGCGGTAACCGGAATAGCCGGGCCGTAGGTGGCAGCAATGGCCAGCAGCGCGCCGTTGGGGAGGCTTGCGGACATGGAGTTTTCCTCGTGTGGAAATGAAAAAACCCGCTCATGGCGGGTGCTGGTGTGCCCATGCGGGCGATCAGAAGATGTCGGCGCGATAGCCGATGGAGACTGGCTTGGTATCGGCGATGTCCCCCGATATCCAGGGTCCCGGCGCTGGGGGGCTCACCACCTGCACAGAGAAACCGGGGCGGGACAACTCGCTGTAGAGAGGGAACTGCTGACCCAACCCGGCGATGATGTCTGCGGCAACGCCGGTGCCCTGCCCACCAGGGACCACGATGCTGATCTGGAACACACCGGTGAAGCCCCGGTGGTAGCCGCCCAAGTCGCTACTGGTAGTGCCAGCGGGCAGCGTGAAGCAGCGCAGATAGATGGCACCCGGCGTCGGTTCGAACGTCACATTCGGGTACGCGACCGGGATACCCTTGGCCTTCGCCCAGACGTCCAGGCGAGCCTCGAACAGTTGCTGAATGATCTCGTGACTCATACCTGGTTCGCCCTGACGGCGGCCTCCACAATCTGCTGGAATTCAGCGATGGTCACCCGGACCATGCCAGCCGGCGCCTGGCTGGAGTGCCCGTACTCGAGCGGTACCGCATACGGCAGGTTGTTCACCAGATAGGCGGTATCACCGAGCTTCAGCGGCTGGACCCCAGCGGTCACTGCAGAAATTGCCTTGCTGCCAGTCGGGTCGATGTCATCAATCTCCCCCGGTGCGGCCGTGCCAATGCTGAACTGCCAGTTGGCCCGAAAGCGTCCGCCAACATACCCGCGCCCGGCCACCATCCCGTTGACATCGAAGTTCTGGTCACGCTCCGCCTTGGTCAGCGGCTTTGCGTGCTTCACGCCTCGACGCAGATTCCCGTTCCTGGTGAAGTTGCTCGGATTCAGGTTGATCAGGGTGTTGCGAATCGCGACGCTCTCGTCGTAGCGGTCCGCCGCGGCGCTCGCCCTCTGGCGGTAAGCGACGTTCGCGGCCCACCGCTCCGGGTCACCGACTGGAGATTTCTCGATCACCTTGACCGACAGGTCCAACATGATCCGCTGGTAGATCGCATCGCCGGCAGCCAAGGCTTGGTCGCGGAACTGCGCCACCGCTGCAGCGAAGCTGCCCTGGCGCCCCGAGTAGCGTTGACGCATGCGAGAGCCACGGGCCATACGCTACCTCCTCGCCTGCGCGACGATGCCGATGTCCAGGCCGGCATAATTCCAGGCTTTCGCAGTCACCACCTTGAAGGCCTCGCCGTCGAACTCGATACGGTCGCCGTTCCTCGGCGCCGGCATGTCCTGCCCCCCGAGTTGCACTGGAGACATGATGATCTCGACATCACCCTGTTGGATCAGCGAGCCGTCGATAACCCGCACATCGTAGTCCTGGCGCATGCCGGAACCATCGAAGCGGCGCTCGATGGTTGGACTTCCACCGGTAGCCGGGTCGTATTCGCCCTGCTCGAACTTGGTCAGGCGTAGCTCAAGCCCCTTACCGCCCTTACTCCGCGGTGCCAGCATACGAATGGCCATCGTCCGGGAACGGTCGTAGATATCAGCCATCAGCTCATCCTCGACACCCTGACGTTGAACATGCCGCCGCCGACGGTCAGCGCCTCCAGAAGCCGATCCACTGCAACGTAGCGCGGCTGCCCCTGGTTCACCGGATCGGCGTAGACCGTGGTGAGGGGCCCCACTGTCTCGGATTTCACGGCGGAGGCCTGCTGTACCGTATCCAGCGGCCCGTCGAGCGCCAACAGGGCCAGTTCGCACGTTGCGGCCTGCAGCTTCCGGTTCGGCCAGGCCAGGCCGGTGCGTGGAAACTCCAACGGCTGGTCCGGGTCGACCTTCGAGCCTCGGAATTGATAGCTGCGGTCGATGTAGTCGGTCGCCCTGATTAGTGCCGAGGAGCGGCTGTCATGGGAGGCCGACGCCCAGGCAGCATTGCCGCGCTGAGCGTGATACTCGGTAGCCTGGTCGACGGAGACGTAGCTGTTGGCGCTGTCACCCTCAGTCACCACCGCCATTGGCTTTCTCCTCGGTCGCCTTCAGGAGCTCGCGCAGCGAATCGGGCGTGGCGCCTTCCGGCACCTCGACACCCAGTTCAACGAGACGCGCCAGCACCTGCTCGTCGTTCAACGGCGAGTGCTCCTGGGCCGCCTTCGCCTCGGCGAGCAGTTTCGCCAACGCAGCCTTGCCTGCACGCCCATCGAACGCAACGCCGAGGGTCTTCAGGTCAGCCTTGATTTCGTCGAGGGTTGGCTCGCCGTCCTGGCCGCCCGAAGCCTTCGCAGCACCGCTGGTTTGCAGTTCGATCAGGGCGTAGGCCGCCGAGTATGCCCGCGGCACCTCGCCGGCCACCGCATCGGCCTGTTCGAGGAAGTCACCCTGGCGATAGGCGAGCGGGTCCCGAATCGTCAGCCCATTGCGTTGGGCGTAGTCCATCTGGTCCGAGGTCGCCGGGCCAGCTACGAACCACAGAATCTTCTTGGTCATTGTCCACCTCATGAAAAGGGGCCTGGCGGCCCCTCTGCGGTTACTTGCTCAGCACGAGAACGCCGGCGGTGTCCTTGACGCTGGAGGCGGTGCGCTCCCAATTCGCCGCGGTGCCGATCGCGGTATCGTTCGGCGAAGCGCCGCCCGTACCGGTCTTCCAGGTGTAACCGAGCACGCCCAGGTTGTAGCTCCACTCGGCCTGGTAAACCGAACCCAGGTTCTCCTTGCCGGTAGTACGGTTCAGAACAGCGTCGAAGTCGTTGTTGCCGGTCACCAGCACCGAGCTCTGCACCAGGCCCAGCGAGCGGAACGAAGCCGGGTTGGCCTCGGGGTCGGCGCCAGCCGGCACGATCAGCGAGTCGGCGTCGGTCACCACGAACAGGCGGCCGAACGGGTCGCGCATCACGTTCACGCCGTCGTAGGTGAACAGGTTCTCGGCGTTCGCAAGAGCGTTGTCGTAGAGATCGCTGACCACGCTGGAGTGGAACACCCAGGCCGCGATGGCGTTGGCGCGGTCGCCGAACTTGAACGCCGCCTTGTTCAGGGTGCGGAAGGTTGCGGTCTCGGTAGCGCTGCCATGGGTCGCGTCGGTGTGACCACTGATCGCAGCCACCGCGCCGCGGATGGCGGTGTTCAGCATGTCCGCGACCCGTGCTTTACCCAGTTGCTCACCGATGGTCAGGGCCGCCAACGCCGGGTTCTGCAACACCCAGTTGTACTGGGCCGCCTCATACTCGATCGGTGGCGTGCCGGCGGCGACCTTCACCGCGGCGTTGAGCAACTGCGTCAGACGAGTCGCAGCCACGTCGCCGTTGCCGTAGACGTTGCGGCGGCGCACCAGATTGGCGATCAGCTTGAAGCTGGCCTTGATGTCGAAGTCGCCCTGCGCCGGCGCGTTCTGCAGGACGATGGTGCCGGCGGATGCCTGGTTGAATTTGTCGATCGCCTGGGCGACGGTTTCGGTCAGAGCCGTGTAGGTTTGCTTGTTGAATACAGCGAGATCGAAAGCCATGTGGCCTCCTTACTTGATCGTTTCGAGGTAGGCGACCTTCTCGGCCTCGGTCTTGCAGTCGGCGAGCGACTTGGCCGTGCTGCCGGAGGGCTTGCCGCCCGGGGGCGTTCCGCCGCCGGAGTGGCCAGAGCCCTTCAGGATCTGGTCGCGGTAGGGGTACTGGTCGACGAGAATCTCCAGCGCTTCATCGAAGTCGGCGGCCTCGCCGGGACGGGCCTTGCTGTACAGCTTGTTGCCGTGGGCGTCGTAGGCCACGACATTGCCGTCCTCGATTTTCAGGTGCTTACCGAACACGGACTGCACCATGTCGGCCGGAACAGCCAGGCGGTCTGCCACGAACTTCGAGCGGGAGAAGCTGCCGCCGATCTTCTCGGCGTAGAGCTGCTGCTCCAACTGCTCCGCGCGCGTGGTGGCCTCGGTCAGCTTGGTGTCGTAGGCCTTGCCGATTTCAGCCTTCACCTTCTCGATCTCACCGGCATCCACCAGCTTCTTCGCGTCGAGGTTGGCGACGGTTTCCAGGGCTTTACGCGCTGCGGCCGGGTCCTCGATGCCTTCGAAGTCTTTTGCGATCTTCTCGGCCTTCTCCGCCCGCTCGCGGTGCTGCTTGGCCTCTCCGTTCAAGCGAGTGATGGTGGCTCGGGTACCGACCGCATCGAACGCGATCTCCTTGCCGTCATCCTCCACGTAAACCGGCTTGCCATCCTGGACCTCGGCGTATTGCTTGCCATCGACTTCGACAGTCTTCAGTTTCATCTCGTCTTTCTCCGGCCATCCGGCCATTGCGATGGGCCATCCGGCCCGGAAGGCGCCCCGCTCCATCCGAAACGCAGGCATAAAAAAGCCCCGGACGTTGCCGGGGCCTACACGAATTGGTGATCAGATCAGTCGGGCGCGTACAGCGACTTGAGTTGGGCCAGGCTCAGCGGGTTGCCCCGCTGGTCCAACAGGTCGCTCAAGGTGATGACACCTCGGCGCCAGAGGTCGGCGCGGCCGGACCCCAGCTTCTCGTCCTGGAAGGCCTTCGACTTACCCTTGAGCCATGTCTCGAAGTTCAGACTGGCCGGCACCTGGCCGTCCATCGACGCCCGGGTGCTCTTCACCTCGTCGACGTCGATACCTAGCTCACGCATCGTCTTCAGCCAAGGCAGAGTGGTACTGCGACACCCCCAGTGCCGCGGGCAACCTTGCTTGTACGGCAACGAGTGCCCCACAGGCCTGAACTGCAGATCCCATGTCTTCTGGTCGTAGACCATGCAGATTTCCGTGGTGTGCGAGTCCAAGGTGCTGAGCTGGCGATACCCTTTCACCGGTCCATTCTCGCCAGAATTGGCCTTGTAGACCTCCATCCTGGCGCCATTGGCCACCGCTTGGGCGCTGTTGTGGACCAAGGTCCGAGCCGCGCGCTTGCTGACATCCATGAAGCCCTTCACCGGCGGTTGGTCGCCCCGAGCCCGGCGGCCGACGATCTGGGTGACCATCTGTTCCGTGGTCTCGCCGTTCACGAAGCCATTGCGCACCACACCAGCGAACCGGAACGACACATCCGCAGCCTGCTTGAGCCACCATTGTTTGGTCGGCGCACCCTCGATGAGCGTATTCGCAACCACGGCGCTGAGTCGGTTCTTGCCGACGCCGAGCATGATTGGCCGGCTCACCAGGCTGTTGACTGAGCTCGACGCGAAGCCTCCTTCGATGACCGCGAGTTGCCGCAGATTGGCATCATGCGCCGCAGCGATCTCGGTGTACTGCGCCTTGATTGCCTTGGCCGCCTCGTCGAGGATCGCGTTGACCTCCTTGACGTTCTTCAGCGGCAACCGGCGGCCCTGCAGCAGCGTCACCAACTCCTCGGCGAGTTCGGTAATTTTCTCCTCGACTTCCTTCGACATGCCCGCCGTGGTCCTGATCAGATCGATACCATGGTCGGTATACAGCTCCGCCAGCAGCACCTCCAAGCGAGTCATATCGCAGGCTCCTGGTTGCGGATCCGCTCCTGCTCCGACTCCCAGTCCAGGTCCTCGGCGAGCATGCCGCGCCGCTGGGCCTCATTGAACAGGGTTTGGTCTGACAACGAGCCGCCATCACGCATGCGCTGCAGCACACCCATGGTCTCGGCCGGAGCGTAATCCGGGTCGAGATTCGGCTGGAGCTGCACGGTGCCGCCCTCGGCGCGGTTGTTCAGTGCGAGGGAGAAGTACGATAAGAACAGCACCAGGCTGTCCTGCAGGCCCTGGCACATCATCGCCAGTTTGCTGGTCTCCTTCGCCGATTCCTCGCCAGACTGCTTCGCCGTCATGACCTGGGTAGACTTCTCCACCAGCTTCGCACCGGCCTGCCGCATCTCCTCTTGCAGTGAGTCAAGTTGTTCCCGCGCGGTCTTGATGGCGGCACCGGTGTGCTCGACGTACTTCATGTCGGCCTCCCGAGGCAACTTCACCGCGGAGCGCGCGCCGATGGCCAGCTCGTCGCCGGAGTCGACGCCAGTCATCACCAGGATCGGCACGCAGGCGACATCAACCAGACTGTCCAGGGAGGACTGGAGCCACCAGTGCTTTGCCACCAGGTGGGCGAGTTCGAGCAGTGGTGGCTTCGCCGTGAGGAACCCGGTACGCGCGGTGTAATACGGCACCAAGGGGATGAAGCCGAGCGTGTTCGGCGTGTCCGACACCATCTCCCACCCGTCCTTGCCCTCCTCGAACACTCGATGCCGGTGGGGCTCGATCACGCGGATCTGCTCAACGGACTCGTCGGTGAACTCGTCCACCTCCTCCACCCGGCACGTCCGGAAACGGAACTGGGTCAGGCTGTCGACACCAGCAACCTTGCCGGTCTTCCACCCCAGCACCTGGCCAGGCTCGATCAGCACCCCGTAGGGCCTGAAGCCGGCCTGTTGCTCGGCCTGTCGTGTGTTCGGCAGATCCTCTGGCCGTTGCGGTATCTCGACCAGGGCGAACTTCAGGCCATACTCCAGCCCGCCGCGGAACCAGTCCTGGGCGAACACCTGCAGATCACGTCCCTCCGTATCCACGTCGGTCAGCAGGTCGGCGATCTCCTGCGGCACGTCATCACCGATCACGACCGGCTTCGCAAACACCCGCCCCACCATGGCGCCGACCGTTTCCTCGAACGCGGGGTGCAGCGTCGCCAGCTTCAGCCGCGCTTCATAGTCCTCCCTCGTCTCGAGCTGCCGCTTGGGCAGATACGCCTCCCCCGCCTCGCGCATGGCCGAGGTGCCGCCCTTGATGCAATCGATCAGCTTCCAGTGCTCGCGCATCTCCTCGACAGCGGCGCAGCATTGGCAAACGGAATCGCTCATGGTCAGAACCTCAGGGTGGTAACAACGGCCGCAGGTCGCTCGACCGGGAATTCCTTGTGAATGAAGTAGCCAGCCGCATCGTTGGGGTGGTCGATGTCGGCGGACTTGTCCGGCTCGCCGTTTGTGCCCCACACCTGCTGTTCCAGGGCGTCGGCATAGGTCGGGCACCGGTCGGGGTTGACCCGATACCGGCGCTCGCCTTTGGCGTTGCAGAACATGGCGTTCATGGAGTTGATCCGGTCTTTGACCGGCGGGTTGGCTGCGGGCGCCGAGACGATAAAGCCGGCCTGCTTGAGCAGCGCGATGTCGGTCTCGCTGGCCCGTACCGATTTGCGCGAGTCGCCGGAGGCGTCGGGGTAGATCCTGATCTGACGTGTAGGGCGATATTCGCCGTCGGCGTACAGCCAGAACCGCTCCTTGATCTGGCGGATCATGTCCGGGGTGTCGTACCCGTTGACGATCTCGTCGACCGCGTGCGGCAGGCCCATGCGCTTCACATGCACGACGGCGGCCATCTTGCCGACGTTGAAGTCCATACCCACGAATATCGGCTCGCCTGGCTGAACCATCTCCTGCGAGGCGTTGAGAGTGCGATCGTAGGCGGTGTAGATGGTGCCCGACGTCAGGTTGACGAACTGGCCGCGCAGGTACGCCGCGATCAGTTGCGGCGGGTACGACTCCATCAGGGAATCGATGTAGTCGTCCGGAAGGTTCGCCTCGTTGTCGTAGGTGCTGGCCTGGACCAGGCCATACAGGTCCTGCAGGTGCGGCTTCTCGCGCAACTGCTTCACGAACTGCTGGAAGACGAACTTGAAGCCCTCCGGGGTGGTGGTGACGTCGACACGGTTGCGCAGGCCGTCCACCTTGTAGCGCATCCGCGCGATGATCTTGCGCCAGGCCTGCTGGGCCTTGACCAGCGACAACACGTCGAGCTCGTCCACCAGGGACCGGCCGACCTTGAAGCCGACGATGGTCTGCGGCTTCTCCATGGAGCGGCAGATGATCGTCGTGCGGTAGGCGCTACCGCTGTACAGGTGAACCTCATGGTTCGCCTGGTTGATCTTGGTCCGCAGCCCCCAGTCGAAAGCCACCTCCTCCATCGTCGGATAGAAGATGTCGCGGATCTGGGCGTAGGTCGGGGCGAAGTAGCCGGCGTTGATGCGCGGCCACTCCCAGGCGTGCTGGGCGAGCCCTGAGCAGCCCACCCACGTCTTGCCGGAGCCGAACCCAGCGACAAAGCCGCAGAACTTGTGCGGAAGCGCCAGGAACTTCGCCTGAGGCCTATTCAGCGTCGGCATCGCGCACCCTCGCATCGATGATGGTCACCGCGACGCTGGTCGGCGGCGCATCGTCCTCGGGGTTCTCCAGCAGCTTCAGCTCTGCCCGCTTCTTCGCGACATCCAGGCGCTTGAGCTCCAGGTCGAGCGCGGCAGACTCGGTGCCGACATGCCGGCTCAGCAACTCCAGGTTGCGGAGCTTGTCCGGCCACTTGACCTTGCGGAGCACGCCAGCGATGCGGCGGTCGTCACCGCGGCCCTCGAACAACTCGGCGATCTCGATGCCGGACAGGAACTGGCGCCAGGCCCGGGGCCAGTCGCGGATCGACCGGAACGAACCGTCGTCCTCGAGGATGTCAAGCACGTCCATCTCGTCGATCTCGCGGAGCCGCCGGATCACATAGTCGGCTTCGACCTCGGTGCGCTTCGAACGCTCGGCCATGGCCTGGGCGATCGCCTCGGCCACCTCCGGCACTCGGAGCAGTTCGTAGCCCATCTCGGCCGCACGCTTCGGTGCGTACCCTGCGCGGATGGCTGCCTGCGTCGCGTTGAGGTCGACCAAGTACTCCTCGACGAACAGGCGCCGCTTCTTGTTCAGCGCCATGAGGGACCTCGTAAATAAAAAGCCCCGCGCATGCGGGGCTTATCTCGGCATGTGGGGCCGCACCATTGAGCGCGTCAAGAACGTTTCACCTCTATGCCGGTACAGTGCATTGACCTGTGCTCGCTATTTGTTCGGCGCTGCACAGGTTCCTTGAAGCGATACAGCGCTCAGGTAAATCTCTTCCGCTGAACTCAAGGTTGGAAGCTTTGCCGAAGAGACGGCCATAGCTTTGGCGACAAACTCACGGTTCGCGGCGTAGGCGCTCGGCGCGAGGGGACCTTTTTCAGCGGCTCCAAGCGTGGTGCTCGCAACGCCCGCAATACCTGCACTAACGCCTGGCCACACCCCGCCCGTTCCCGCCGCCGCCAACATGCTCCCCACAAAGCCTGCAACCCCGCCTATGACCCCTACGCCCAAACGCGCACCCTCAGATGATTTCGAGCGCGCTTCATAGAAGTTTTGCGCACGCAAACAGTCTGCTGAGGCGACTTGGTAATCAAGCAGTGCAGCTGCCTTCTGCAACTGAGCGCTCTCGTTGTTTCGGGCTGACATCGGGTACGCCTTGAGAACCGGACCGTCTTCGTCGACGTGCAGAGCAGCAAGATCAGGGTCAGTAGGCGAGGGAGATGTGTGCCCGGACTCGGCAGAAGCACAGCCCGTGAGCAGAACCAGGATGATCAGGAGATTTTGTTTGAGCATGGTGGGTCGTCCGTGATCCGAGGATTTCGCAAGCCTAGCCTACGTAATGGCGCAATCAAGTCATTAGGCCATCACCCCCGCGAGCGCCGCCGCGCTGCCCCATCCCACCGCCAGTCCTGCTGAAAAATCTGACTCCGGCGTGACCAGGCGTAGCTGACGATCCCCAAGTGCATGACCACCGCCCAAGGACTCACCCAGTAGCCTTTGGCCAGCTCATTCAGCAAGCCGAAGGCTCCGACTGCGACCAGGTAGAACGAAAGGCTCAGGATCGGGTGCTCGAACAGGTGGACGGTGCGCAGGAAGTCCAGCGCGGCCAGCACCACCAGAACACAAAGCACGGCGTCCAAGCCCATGAGGAAGGTCACCATGGTCAGGCACCCTTGGTTGCGAGAAGGCGCTCCGCAGCCGCCTTGATGGCGGGGATGATGTTCATGGCCAGCAGGCCGATGAGGAAGGCGACGCCGTTCTTCGACTCGGCATCAACCGGCAAGCCGAAGTAAGCCACCACCAGCGGAGTGGTGAAGATGGAGGACAGGAAACCAGTGAGGACTGCCGCCCCTGCCTGCTTACGGGTCAGACCGCGCAGGAACGACAAGGAGAGGATGGCCCCCGCGAATCCGGCAATGGCGACGCTGTACTTGGCGAACAGTGCGCCTGCGCCGATTGACGTGGGTTCCATGGGCGAACCTCGAATACCACAAAAGTGTTGTGACACCACAAATCTGTTGTATAGTGGACCCATCCAAACAACAGAGACGAGGTGATGAAGTTCAGCGAATTCAGACGACCCGCACGGCGATCATCAAGCAACTGGGGCTCTAACGAGCCCCCTCGCCTGCTCGCTGAACGATCACCCCGAAGGAGTGACCATGTACGACTATGCAATTCGATTCGAACAGGACGACAGCGCGCCTGGCGTCGCCGTTTTTTGCCGAGACTTGCCGGAGCTGAACAGCTTCGGCGATGACCGCGAACACGCAATCCGCGAGGCGCTGGACGCCATCGAGACGACCCTGTCGCTCTACGTTGATGCGCGCAAGCCGATCCCGGAAGCAACTGCGCCGGAGGAAGGCGAGCACGTCGTCCATCTTCCGGCCGTCACCGTGGCAAAGATCGCGCTGTGGAACGAGATGATGAAGCGCGGAATGCGCAAGTCCGACCTGTGCAAGCTCCTGGGCATCGCCCAGACCCAGGGTGACCGCCTGGTGGACTTCCTGCACAACACCAAGATGGAAGCGCTTGAACAGGCCCTTGCCGCCCTGGACACGAAGCTCAGCGTCCGCACCTATTACGGCAACCAGATGGTCAAGCTCCGGTACATCGCCAATACGGAGCGAGGTCGTGTGCTGGTTATCGCGGGAGACGCTGACCCGAAGGCTCTCCCCCGTCAGTACGAATGGCTGCAGGAACCACCCTGCAGGATCGAGGACACCGTCGACGATTTCGAAGTCGGCGCCAGGTACGCGATGTGGAACGTGGAAGAAGCGGTGAACTCGATCCAGTCCCGCGGCTACTTCAGCTTCTGGCTGGAGACGACGTCGGGCCCCCGAAGCGTCTCGCGCTGAAACGAAAAACCCCGGCTCGATGGCCGGGGTTTTTGCTTGTAGGGCCGTGCGGGTGTAATTCTGCACAGTGGCAAAACGATACCCAAATGCTCTTCAAATCGTCAAGCGACCTGTTTAAGGCGCTCACGCTGGGCCCAGTACGCCGCCACGCGGTCGTGGTATCGCTGGTGCACCTCGGGCAGTTCCAGGACGTCATCGCCCCACTCTGCCCGGTAGGCCTCTCCGTACCGCTTCATCCGCGCCGCCCAGGCTGTCAGCTGGTGGTCTGACATTTCGCGCAGGCGTTCGGCCAGGCGCTGCTGGTGATGCTCACGGCACTTGGCGTAGGCCTCGGCGCGCTGCACCGCCACCGCATCCCGGTCGACCTGCTGCCAGCGCCATCCAGAGCCCTTCCGGAACCCGCGCTGCTTCGCCACTACCTCGGCGACCGGCCTCAGCACCTGGGCGTCGAGCTTGTCGATATGGCGCGCCAAGCGCTCCCAGGTGCTCGCGTAGTCCCGCGCCCAGTTGCCGGGGTCGATCCGGCAGCCGAGGCGCTCCTCGATGAACAGGCAGACCTCGCCCGGGCGCAGTGTGTCGCGGCCGTTCACCGCCCGCTTGTGCGAGTTGATCGCCGCCAGCGCCATCCAGTAGGCCCGCTCGCCCTGGCGCTGGGTCAGTTGGCCGATGCCGGCGCCGATCCACACCAAGCCGTGAGCAATCGCCACATCGTCACCGTTGGCCAGCGGCGAGTACAGCGTATGCCCGAAGTGCTGCAGCGGCTTCGGCAGCGAACGGATGGCAGCCTGCACCAGGCCGGCGGCCAGCATGTGGGCGCTACGCCCATTGGTGTCCTTACGGTCGGGGGGCGTCTCGTTGGCGACCCGTCCCTTCTTGCCCAGCGCGGCCTTGTCGGCCGCCACCGCCAGCACTGAGCTCCGACTCTCGTAGAAGGCGTCGTGCCAAGCCTGGCGCGCGCTGATCAGTCTCATTTCGACTCTCCCCTGTGGTTTTCTGTGGTCACCGCTGCGCTCCCTGGGCCATCAGCGGAACAATCTTCACCTCGACACGCGGCACCTCGGCGTACCGCTTCGCGAGCATCACATTGACGACCTGGGTGTCGTCCTTCCACGCAACGCCGTTGAGCGCGTCACACACCGCCTTCAGGCAGTTGTCGGCATCGCATTTCACGGTGGGCATGACCTCGCCGACCAAGGCCATGGCCTGGCGCTTCTTCGACCAAGACCGCGGAATGGGGTGGAACATCCGCAGTTCGATGAGCACGGGGCCGGCGATCAGGGATCGACCTGCGAGCGCTTCCTGGGCTGCCATGGCAACCAGGCCTTCGTACGCCACGGTCTTCGCCGGCGTGAACATCCGGGCATGGGCGCCGACGCGGCCGATACGCGGCCTCCCCTTCCCCACCGGCTCGCCGGGTACGGTGAACACCACCGGGCGGAGGTCATGCATCACGGCGCACCTCCGGCGCTTTCCGGCGCATCTTGGCCAGCAGCAGCTCCCGCGCCTGGGCGCCACTGAGCCCATCCAGGCCCTGGGCCTGCATCCGCCGGCGGAGCTGCTGCTCGGCTTCATCCTCGGCCAGGTCCAGCAAGCTCTTCCCGGTGTCATGCTCGATCGCGTGGACGACGGGCTGGCTCAGCGGGATGTTGTTTGCCCACCGCCGGACCATCTCGGCGTAGTGGAACCCGAAGCGCTTGCGGAGGCGATCGTCGTTCACCTCGCCGGTGCGCAGATCGAAAACGCCGGTAGCCTCGGCGGCGGCCTTGACCACCTGGTGGCGGTAGCGGCACGCCAGAGCCTGATGGAACGCGGTGTCGTGGTCCGGCAGGCCGAGCGACTCCGGCTGGACGCTCAAGCAGAGCTCCCGGAATGTCGGCGCCGCCGGCGGCCAATCGAACCGGCTGCCCATGAACGTCAGCATGTTGAGCCCGTGGGCGAGTTGCTGGCCGGTCAGCCCCTGGAGCACCGTAGCCCAGGCGCCGTCAGGGTTCGGGTTGTCGCCAAAACTCGACGTCCAGCGGTGCCCGTACATCTCGGTCATCTTCACCCAGAGCCGTTCCAGCAGCCTGTCGGGCAGCCTCGTTGGCTGCGACGATGGCATTGACGCGGTCGACGGCTGAGCGAGGGCCTTGTCGATGAGAGAAGCCGCGCTTGGCGGCACGATGGCCGGCTTGGCCTTCGGCGTTTCCTGCTTGGTTTCCATAGCTGCTCCTGTTCTGGTCGAAGCGCTGGTTGCGGAGGAGGTTCTGCGCAAGTTCGTGTTCCCACTGGCCCTGGGACTGATACTTCTCGGGGCGGTTGATCCAGTAGCTACGGAACTCGAGGAGATCCTCGTCGCGTAGCTGGTAGTTCTTCATGCCGTTACGGGTCAGTGTCGCGGGCCAGCCCCTGGCGCTGGGTAGCCAGGCGTCATGCATGGGGAATCGCTGTCCGGGCTGCGGGGCCTCGCGCGGTGGAGTAGTAGGAGGAATATCGGATACCGGAGGTGTGCCCACTTTTTCACTTTCACCCCCTCCCACATATCTGCCCTCTTTTTCCGGGAAGGCCGCGTAGTTACTGGGCTCCGACCCTTCCACATAACTGCCCGCTTCATCTGCCCACTTAGTGCCCACTTTTTTTCGGACGGATTGATCCCGTGAAGCCTTCGGCAACTCAAAAATCAGGCGCCTTTCGGCCAGATTGGGGCCTACCAGACCCACCTTCTGCAGCCAGACCAGCGCCCGCCGCAGTTCCTTTTCGGAGGGCTCCCCGCCCTTGATGCCCTGGTGCGGCTCGACGTAGAGTTCCTCGGCGATCGACTTCCAAGAGATCCCTCGCCGCTCTCCGACAATGCCTGTTGCGAAGTCCATGAACGGACGTAGGGCGAACACGTAGATCTCGCGGGCAAGCATGGGTAGGCCGCGGAGCGCCTCCCGCTCCTCGTCGTTGATCTGGAAGGACGGCACGGCTACCCCTGAACAAGGCGCGGCCGGCGCATCTGGTCGATCATCCGAAGCGCCTCATCGGTCGCCGCCCTGGATTCGGAGAGCTCCCGGTGGGCCTCCTGCAGCTCCTGGTCATCGGCGCCGTCAACGAGGCTGGCAACGGCCTGCTGCGCCTCACCGTTCTCCTTGATGAGTGTTCGGAGCATGCAGAGCACCTCCGGCCGCTGGCCGGCATCGCCGCCGATCAGACGCACCGACACGCCCAGCGGCGTCAGGATGTCGCCTAGGGCCTGGACCTTCAGGTCAGTCGGCAGCGCGGCGAGGATGCTGGGTACGAAGTTCGCCGGTACCAGGTTGGTGTCCTTGGTGCCGTCGTCGAGCCAGCGGAACACGCGGTCGGCGTTGACCTTCATCCTCTCGGTTGTATCGCGCGTTGGCGGGTCGAAGACGATGCCGGTGATCAGCGCTCCCTGGATGCGCTCGTGCGCCTCCACGATGTGCTGGACGGCGGTCTCTCGGCTCCACCCCTCTCGGCGGCGCCATTGGTTCACCACGCCGAGCAGCGTGGAGATCAGGGTGTGCGATTCGCTTCGCATGACGTGGCGGCTCCTGGCCAGTAAGGTGCGTTCAGGCAGCCGCACCCCATGGGAACGACGGACACAGTTCGCTTCGAAGGACCCGGCCAGCGGTGAGCGCCTCGATCTCAACTGCACGTTTCGCGGGGATTGGTCGAACGCCTGAACACCATTGACTTACGGTGGGCGCTCTCACATTGAGCTTTCGCGCCAACTCGGCCCGACTGCCCAACAGCTCGGCGGCCTGGCGCACTGCTTCTGCTGGAGTCATGTCTCTTCTCCGGGGAATGTTGGAGAAAAGAGTAAGGCATTAGCTAATTACAGGCAAGCCATTGCCTAACCACACCACAACTGACGTTAAATTAGGCAATGCTTACCGGACCCCAACTCGGCGCCGCTATCGAGGCCGCCAGACTCGCCAAAAACATGTCGAAAAAGGCTCTCGCAGAGCAGTTCGGCGTGAAGCCCCCTTCTGTTCAGGGATGGATCAACACCGGCAGGATCGACAAAGCGAAGCTGATCGAACTGATATCGTTCTTCTCAGACGTTGTTGGCGCAGAACACTGGGGCTTGAGCGAAAAGGAGGCGGAGCTTATTGCGCCGAGTAGCTCACATCAGCATCCTGGCTCATCGGCCGCGGAAAAGGTGATGGAGATGCTCCAACGCCACGGCAAAGGGCTGAGCGGTGAAGCTAAAGCGAAAATCGCACAGGCAGTAGCCGAGTCTCTCGATGGCGATCTATCGACGACATCGAACGTGATTCACGCCGACTTCAGCCGCACCACCCTGGTGAAAGGAAATACGATCTCAATCGCCCAGTACGACGTGCGCGCTGCAATGGGCGGCGGCCAGGTGCCGGCCGAGTACCGCGAGTTCGTCAGGAATCTGGTCGTCGACAAGGTCCAACTGGATGACCTCGGCCTGAAGTACTCCGATGCGACCAACCTCAAGATCATCACCGGGTGGGGCCAGAGCATGCTGGGCACCATCGATGACAAGTCCCTGATCATCGTCGATGTGGGCATCACCGACTTCGTCGAGGAAGGCGTCTACGTCTTCACCTGGCTGCAGCACCTGTTCGTGAAGCGGGTGCAGATCCACGATGCCGAGCACTACCTCCTGGTGTCGGACAACAAGTCCTTCGAGCCGCAGAAGGCCCGTATGGAAGACGTCCATTTCCAGGCCAAGGTGCTGGGAGCCTGGAATTTCAGAAAGCTTTGACAGGCAAGGTAATCTGGCGGAGCGGGGATATGTAAAGCGACGAGCATGGCCAAGACCAGCATACATGCCAGGTGCTGCTGGTGTGGAATGCGAAAAGGTTGTGATGGACACCTGACGTTCAAGGAGAGAAGCAATGGTCGACTGGCACGCTGAATTTGGGAAAAGTCGGATTTTCCACGAGAAGCGCATAGACCGAAGGTCTGTCGATGCGCTCTCAGGACTGGCCGCTGGGATCACTGCTGATGGGCATATCAATCAGCATGAGGCCGAGTTCCTACAGGATTGGATCGCTACGAACCTGATCCATCTTGACGATCCAGTGACCAACCTCCTCTACCGGAGGCTCTCAGACATGCTGTCCGATGGCGTGTTAGACGCTGATGAGTCTGCTGAACTGCTTGAGATTCTTAGAGGATTTGGTGGCCTCTCTGCTTCCAAGCCGAAACCAAGCGACAATGCCTTTACTCCATCGAATGCTCTTCCGCTCAACAATCCAGCTCCCAAGCTTGAGTGGTCGGGCCATCTCTACGTTTTCACTGGCGTCATGGTCTACGGCCCCAGAAAGCATTGCGAAGAGATCGTCGTCAACCGCGGCGGGGGAATAGCCTCAGGCATCAGCAAAAAGGTGCACTACCTGGTCGTCGGCGAGATCGGCAACGAGCAGTGGCTACACAGTACGTATGGAACCAAGATCAAGCGAGCTGTCGAGCTGCGCGAGGAAGGCCATCCCATCGCAATCATCAGCGAGAAGCACTGGCAGGCCTCGATGTTCAATCTGGTCTAGGTGAGGCGCGGCGTCATCGAATATGGGGCGCGGGCTCACAAGCACCGCATCATAGGCAAGATCATCTGGCGGGGTGGATTTGTAGCTATGGGCGGATCATGAGCCGGTGGGCTTAACAAATTCCCCCTTCCCTCTTGCATGCCGATGCAAGCATATGCATCATTCTTTGCAAGCATATGCTTGCAAAGGGGCATCGCATGAGCGAAGAGAAAGTGATTAAGGGCAAGGCCAAAGGCGGGAAGGCGCGCGCGGAGTCCATGACGCAGGAGCGCCGTAAAGCAATTGCAAAGGCTGCAGCAGAGGCGCGCTGGGCAAAAAAAGACGAGCCGGCGCTCACTGATGAACCACCGTTTGCCCAATGGAGGGGAAGTATTTCCTTGGGAGGAGAGCCTGTTGATTGCTATGTGCTAAACACGGGGAAACGGGTAATTGCTCTTCGTGCAGTGGTCAAATCCATCGCCGATGCGGACAGTGGAGACCTGGCCAAGTTTATTGGGGTTTCGTCTATGAAGCCCTTTATAAACAAAGGCTTAGTCCTGGCCGAAATCCTCGAGTTTTCTATTCCCGGCACTCAATTTAAGGGCGGTGGCGTCGCCACAGAGACCTTTGAGATGATTTTGAGGGCGTATGTTCGCGCTCTGCATGAGGCGCCAGAGACGCTGACTGATCGGCAGAAGTCTATTGCCGTGAAATGCGCAATCATTTCTGCCGGCCTCATTAGGACTGGCCTGGATGCGCTTGTCGACGAGGCTACTGGCTATCAATATGAGCGGGCTGAAGATGCCCTCCAAGTAAAGCTGAGGGCATTCATAGCTGATGAGCTGAGAGAATGGGAGAAAACCTTCCCAGATGAGCTTTGGGCTGAATTTGGCCGTCTGACAAATTGGGCTGGCCCTTTGCACAGTAGGCCGAAATGGTGGGGGAAGCTGGTAATTGAGCTGATCTACGACACCCTTGACCCTGATGTGGCGAAATACTTGAGGGAGAACAAGCCTCCGGCTGGTACCCACTGGCACCGTCAATTGACGGCAGATGTAGGCGCTCGCCAGTTGGTATCTCGGTGCTTCGAGGTAATCGGGATGGCAAAACCATGCACTCACATACGCGAGCTTCGTGACAAGGTTGCGGAGCACTACGGCAGAAAAACTGTTCAGCTCACACTCACATTGCCAGCTGCTCGGAAGTGACCAAAGCCCCGCACCCGCGGGGCTTTTCGTTCCTACCCACCTTTGATAGATTCCCTCCGCCGGCCTGGGAAGACAGCAGTCCGGCACAGGCCGCGCCTCGACTCCAGCGCGGCCTTTTCGTTTACTCCCCCTACAGTCGTGACAGCATGATCTAGGCCTCAACCAGCAGGCCGAGGAGGCCATCATGACTCGCAGTCACATTCGCACCACCGTCGCCCGAGCAAATCTCCTGCTTGATGCGATGCCGCATACTCATCCTCTCCATTCATGCGACGACATTGCCAAGACGCGCAGATTGATGACTATCAAGAAACGACTTGGCCGCATCGTTGTAGCCGGGCTCTATGTAGATGATTTGGTCTCGTCAGCGCACAGCGCCTTCAGTCGCACCCATGACCTATAGCGATTCGGAGCCCGCTACGCGCGGGCTCTCCTTCCGCTAGATCCTCACCTCATGTAGACGCTGAACCATCACTTCCGGCTCCTGCACCAGTTCGATCCCATCGACCACCTCAACGCCCTCCTCGTCTCCCGCCTCCCAGGTGAGCGTAACCACTCCGTCCTCCCCCAGCGACATCTCTAGTCCATCGGTTTCGGCCAATTCCTCCAGCACCTGCTTCCAGGCCTCTTCCGAATCCCCCTGCGCCTTCCAGATCGACGCCCGACGCTCCGCCTGAGCCCGCGGGCTACTGATCATCGCTGATACCCGTAGGCGCACCTTCTCCACTGGCGAGATCTGCCCTCTCCCTTGGTTGTTCTTCTGCACAGCCATCCTCCAGATACTGTTTATTCATACAGTATTTTCTGTTTGAAAAATCTGCAAGCCCGCCTCGCTTACCCACAGATAGTTAGTGCGCAAACTTAAAAATTAGGCATTGGCTATTTACAAAAATTAGGCATTGGCTTACTTTTCCCTCAACGCCAGCACCATACCGCTGGCCAGGCCGCAGCGAGCCAAGGCCTTGCCGACAGGCAGAACGGGTTCAGGGGGAGCCTCGCCCCGTGGCCAGCAGCGTAGATGGCCCTAGATCAAGGGAGAGCCAGTGGGTGACGAGCCGCGACTGGCTGTCGGGACCTCAGGTCCCCCGAGAAAACAATCGCCCATCCGCAGGTGGCGTGTAACAGCGGACTGATTACTTGCTTCGTTTCCCAGAGCCGTAGCTTCCAGAAACGATGTGATAGCGGATGTTGTTGAAGCGAGATAGTTTGTGTACCCGCTCGAGCCTGAGCTGGCGCTCTAGCTGTTTTAGTTGGTTGAACAGGCCGCGCTGTCTCTCGAGCGGCGCCTGTTCTAGCTGAGTATTCACTGCAGCGATTTTTCTCTCCAACTGTTCGATTTTTGAGCCTTTAGCTGCTAGGTACTGCGCAGCACGCTTCTCTTCGACCTTTTGCCGACGCTTCTCGCGTCTGGCGTTACGGCAGTTATGACATAGCCAACCGCGCTTTGGTGGCCTGTCTGAAGCGGTCGGATACTCCGATTTACATTCAGCACAAATCTTTTTCACCGCTGGCGGCTGAGTAGGTACGGAAGTCTTCGGAGGTTTTGCCGCAGCGGTCTCCTGGTTAGTTGGCCTGGAAAGCTTGTGCCGAGCTAGCTCTCTGAATATCTCCTCCGACTCTTCGCTAAAGCCTTGCCCAGGTACATGTGTAGTGGTCAACCCATCCCGGACAGTGGGTTGAGTTTTTCTTCGGCCACCGCAGGCGGTAGCCCGTCGTTGAATTGATGCGGCCTGATCCAGTTGTAGCGGTGCATCAGGTAATGACTGATGTCCCGTTGGGCCTCCTGCGCCGTCAGGTAACCCGTTGACGGGACCCACTCCGACTTCAGACTGCGGAACAGGCGCTCCATCGGCGAGTTATCCCAGCAATTCCCCCGACGGCTCATGCTCTGCTGCATCCGATAGCGCCAGAGCCGTTGCCGAAACAGGCGGCTGGCGTACTGGCTGCCCTGGTCTGAATGAAACAGCACCTGCTGTGGCCTGCCGCGCTGTTCGTAGGCCATGTCCAGGGCCTTGATCACCAACTCGGCATCCGGCTTGGCCGAGAACGCCCAACCGATCACCCGCCGGGTATGCAGATCCAGCACCGCGGCCAGGTAGTGCCAACGGCCTTGCGCCCAGACGTAGGTGATGTCGCCACACCACACCTGATTGGGATGCTCGGTCGCGAATTCGCGGTTCAGCCGATTCGGGATATCCGGCCGCTCAACCGTGGCCTGTTTGTAGGCGTGCGAGCCCGGTTGCTTGCTAACCAGGCCCAGCTCACGCATCAACCGACGCACTCGGAAACGGCCGATGGTCACGCCCTCTTCGCGCAGCATGCCCAGAATGCTGCGGCTGCCGGCCGAGCCCCGACTCTGGCTGAACAACTGGTTGACCTGGCTGCGTAGCGCCACGCGGCGAGCATCGACACGCCGCCGTCGAAGACGGTGGACGTAGTAGCAAGACCGCGCCACATTGAAAGCTGAACAGACCACTTCCACCGACTCCTGCTCACTCAACTGGTCTATCAGCGCGTACGATCGAGTTCGTCCGACATCAAGAGAGCGGTAGCCTTTTTTAATATCGCTTTCTCCCGCTCCAGCCGGTTGATCCGGGCTTCCAGCTCCTGGATCTTTTGCTGCTCAGGCGTCAACGCCTTGCTCTTCGGGGTCACACCCTGGCGCTCCGCCTCGAGCTGCTTCACCCAACGGCGCAAGGCCGAGTCCACCACCCCCAGCGAACGGCAGGCGTCGATATGGCTGTAGCCTTGGTCCAGCACCAAGGCGGCAGCCTCTCGTTTGAACTCGGCGGAAAACGTACGTCGTTGCTTGCTCATCAGACACCTCTCTCACGGCGAGGATTCTCGCCTAAATCGGTGTCCGGGGTCAGTAGACCACTACAATGCGGTTTCTTGGGCTGCTCTACAGGCTTCTCTCGCTCCATCGCCTCCTTTAGTCGGCGAAGCACTTCCAGATTCTTTTCATCCATAGATAGGCCTCCATTCCCAGGACTCTTCCGAATCTATCAGTGGAGTGCGGCAATAGGCCATAGGAGATCCATTGCCATGAAGAAGAACGCCAACCCGGCGGCGACGGTTGCTGCCTGGAATTCCGCATACCCCGTCGGCACCGAGGTCGACTACCGATTCCATCGCGGCGCGGCGCCGAAGCGCACCCGGACGACAACCGAAGCCCAGGTGCTCGGCGGACACACTGCTGTCGTCTGGCTCGCCGGCGTGTCCGGTTGCGTTGCCCTTTCCCACTGCGAGCCGGCTTGAGCCCGCGCGCACAGCATCCTGAACGGAGGCACACATGCTGATCCTCACTCGCCGAGTCGGCGAAACCCTGCACATTGGCGACGACATCACCGTGACGGTCCTCGGCAGCCAGGGCGACCAGGTGCGCCTCGGCATCACCGCCCCGGACGACGTCGCCATTCACCGCTCCGAGATCTACCAGCAGATCGGCAACGTCCGTCCGGTGCCACCGGCGGAGCTGGTCGAGGCCTGGAACCGAGAGCACCCAGCGCCAGCCCTGATCGAGTACCGCCCGTACCGAGGGGCAGACCCGCAGCGCACCCGCACCGTCGGCCGGGCCAGCGTATCGCTTGGCGGAGCGGCGGTTATCTGGATCGAAGGCCAGTCGGCGCCGGTGGCGTTGCGAGCCTGCACCGCGATCTCCTGACTTCGGCGCCTGGCCCATTGCCGGCCGATGCGCCACGGCGAGCGCCCGCCGGTCCAACGGCGCGCACAACGGAGGTCCTCGACATGTAGCCCAGCCCCAACGGCAGATCGCCAACATGCGGTCGAGCCTGTACCCAACCGCTTTCACATAAGGCGGTGCATGTAAGTGGAGACAGGGCGCTTGGCGGCGCCCTTCTCTTTCCTGGCGGAGCCAGGGCGTAGCGGAGAGTGATCGGCAGCCGAGTCAGGCACCTGCCTCGTAAGCAGGCGAGCCAACGAGCAACGCCGCCGGCTGGTGGCGCGGACGGAGCCAGAGGGGACGCCCTCGCGCCGATCACTCCCCGCTGTGCAAGCAGCGTTCCCCCTCTTCGCCCGGCTCCGGCCGGGCTTTTTTCACCGCCCGCATTCGCATGAACGCTCCCCGCCTTCCCCATCGGGCAAGCCCGGCGGCGTGAGCATTCAGCCGAATGCAGGTGAACCACGGAGAGCATCCCGATGTGGACATACCGCGAGCGCCGCAACCGCGCGGCCTTCAGCAACGCGCAACTCGCTTACGACCGTGCCGTCGACCCGCTCTGGGACCAGCCGGAACCAGATCCAGAGTCCGAGGACGAAGAGCAGGAGGATGACGATGGCCTGGGCGAATGAGCGCGCCGAGGGCGTGATCGAGGAAGCGATCGTCGCAATGCGTCGGTCGGTGATCCCGCGCCACGACCAGTTGGTATGGCGCGGCCAGATCGAGATGGCCTACACCCTCGACGCCATCGGCACTCGGCAATACGACGACATGCGCCGCCGGCTCGACGCCGCAGCGGATGCGAGACAGCAGGAACTGAGGAGCATCGACCTATGACCACCCGCCCCGTTCGCTCGATCATCGACGACCAGCTCGACGACCTGGTGATGCCGGCCGGCGCCGATATCGCCGCTGTGCTCGGCCTGCCGCGCGAGACCCTGGTGGTGAACCTGCCGCATCGCATGGCGCTGACCATCAAGCGCGGCCGGAAGTGCCTGGAGGTGCGGCGATGAGCTACTCACGGGAAGACTACTTCGCCGAAGGGCTTGGGGAGTCGCTGGAAGAGCATGGCGTGGTGGCCACCAGCGAACAGATCAAGGCGATTGCCAGGGACGTTGTCTTGTTCGCAGAGAACATTGGACAAGCCTTCTATTCCCCGGAGGATCCGGGGTCACGCGAAGCCGACTCGCTTCGCAAGAAACTTGAGAAGGAGCGGGAAAAGGTTGTTTGCCGGGTATGTCAAGGCACCGGTAACACCGTATCGCACGGCCCGCACCATTCTGCCTACTCCTCCTGCTGGAAGTGCAATGGGGCCGGGAGGCATGCGCCATGAATGCCAAGCGTAAAGCCACCCTCCTCGGCGCACTGGCCATGACCGCCTTCTACATCCTGCTCATCTTCGCCCCTGCCTGGGGCGGCCTGATCACCGCCGAACAACCCGCCACGGCACCCATCGCCGGGAAGTGAGCCAACCATGCAAACCATCACCGTGCGCGCCTCATCCTGGGGCGCGCTGTTCGACTGCGCGTTCCGCTGGGAAGGCGTACACATCCTGAAGATGCGCAGCCCTTCATCCCCCCGGGCGCTGCTCGGTACCGCGATCCACGCAAGCACCGCAGCATTCGACGCGGCACGGGTGAACGGCGAGCCGATCAGCGCCTACGACGCCTCGGAACTGCTGGTGCACACGCTGCAGCAGCCGGAGTTCGAGGTCGACTGGCGCGGCTCCGACATCAGCCCGCGCGAAGCCGAGTCCACCGGACTGACGCTGCACACGAAGTACTGCAACGACATCAGCCCGCGCTACGACTTCGTCGCCGTCGAGTTGACGACCAAGCCGATGGAGATCGACTGCGGTGGCGGGATCATCGTGCGTCTGACCGGCCAGCTCGACCGCGCCCGCATCAAGCGCGATAGCCACGGCGTCGGCATCGCAGACGTGAAGACTGGCGGCGCCGCGGTGAGCCAGGGCGTGGCCAAGACCAAGGGACACAAGGCCCAGATCGGCACCTACGAACTGCTCTACGAGCACACCACCGGCGATGCGATCACCGCGCCGGCCGAGATCATCGGCTTGAAGACCAAGGGCAAGCCCGAGGCGGCCGTCGGCGAGATCGTCGGCGCGCGCCAGATGATGGCTGGCAGCGAGTCGCACCGCGGCCTGATCGATTACGCGGCGGACATGTTCCGCTCCGGCCTCTTCCCCCCGAACCCGCAAAGCCCACTTTGCAGCCCGAAGTACTGTCCCCGTTGGGGATCGTGTCCATATCACGAGTGATCCTCCCCATGAGCCAGAGAATCCCGCTTGAAGGTAAGCGGTTCGGCCGGCTGCTGGTCGTCGACAAGGTCGCGCCGATCGGCATTGCCACCGCCTACCTGTGCCTCTGCGATTGCGGCGGCCGAAAGGTTGTCCGCGGCGCATCGCTCCGGAATGGCGACACAACATCCTGCGGCTGCGCCCGATCCGAAAAGATGGCAGCCGAGAAAACCACTCACGGCCAATATGCCTCGCCGACCTACCGAAGCTGGAGAGCAATGCTCGCCCGATGCCACGACAAAGGGCATCGACAGTTCAAGGACTACGGCGGTCGTGGCATCGCAGTCCACCCGCCCTGGCTGAAGTTCGAAGCCTTCTTCGCAGACATGGGCGCACGGCCGGAAGGCACAACCCTGGATCGCCGCGACAACGACGGCAACTACGAGCCGGCCAACTGCTGCTGGTCCACCCGCACCGAACAGAACCGAAATCGTCGCAAACCGCAAAGGACCCCATCATGACCAACACCACTTCATTGTCCGAGCTGCAAACCTCGGCAGTTGCCAAGCCGCGGCAGAACTTCGCGGTCAGCATGACCAACCTCGAAGGCTTCGAACTGGCCCAGCGCTGCGCCAAGTTGCTCGCCAGCTCGACGCTGGTGCCCAAGGAATACCAGGGTAACTTGTCCAACTGCGTGATCGCCTTGAACATGGCGCAGCGCATTGGTGCCGACCCGCTCCAGGTGATGCAGAACCTGGTGATCGTCCACGGCCGACCGACTTGGTCCAGCCAGTTCCTGATCGCCACCGTCAACACCAGTGGCCGTTTCTCGGCGCTGCGCTTCGAGTTCTTCGGTGAGCAAGGTACCGACACCTGGGGTTGCCGAGCCTGGGCGGTCGAGCGCGCAACCAACGAGAAGCTGGTCGGCGCCGATATCACCATCGCGATCGCCAAGGCCGAGGGCTGGTACGGCAAGAACGGCAGCAAATGGAAGACGATGCCTCAGCAAATGCTGATGTATCGCGCCGGCTCCTGGTGGACGCGGGCCTTTGCTCCGGAACTCTCCATGGGCCTGCAAACGGCCGACGAGGTAGGCGACGTCTACGACGCGCAGCAGGATACCGGTGGCAGCTTTGCTGTAAACGTGAACGACCTGCGAGACCTGTCGCCAGGCACGAAAAGCAGCCCCGCAGCAGCCGAAGAAACCCCGCCGGACGGAGTGAACACCGAGACGGGCGAAATCACCGAACCCGCCCCGGGCCAGCAGCCGGACACCAGCGACACCGGCACCGACGAGCTCAATCTCGAGTAACCGGCCATGCCCAGCCTCACTGTCCTTGAGCGGTACGGCCAGGTCGGGGAGTTCGCCGCGCTACTCGGCGCGGCTGAGCTCAACGCCGCTACGGACTGGGACGAGCAGTTCCTGGCCGACCTCCGCAGCAACTTCCAGCGCTACGGCGCCCACACCTACCTCAGCGACGCCCAACTCGAGCAGTTGGAGCGGATTGCCAACGAATAGGACCCTTCCCGATGAGCAACAACTCGCACTTCATGAACATGACCGCCGACACCCTCGGCAAAAGCTTGCTGCAGGGTCTGATCCAGGAAATCCGGATCATGCCGGACTGCTGGCAGAAGCTTCCCGAGGCCAAGCAGCAGGACATTATCGACCGCCTGGAACGCCAGGTACGGAATGCCGCCACCATCGCGGTCCACACCATTGCCGGCGGCGACCGCGACACGGTCTACGGCAAGCTGGAGTCGATGACCGCGAAGGACAAGATGAAGGCCGTATTCGTGGTGAATCCGAGCAGCCCTCACAAGGAGGACCTGCTGTTCGCGGTGAACAAGGATTGCCTGCTCATCATCGGTGGCGCCAACGAGTTCACCGAGGGCATGGACCAGGTCAAGCCCGACCCGGACCAGACGCCCCTGGACCTGAACGGCGGCGACCATGACATGGAAGACCTCGGCGCCTGGGGCGGTATGCAACCAGCAGACGACAGCGACGTCGTCGATGCCGAGTTCCAAGAGCTGCCGCAACTCACCGTCGAGCGCTTCGCCGGCCACACCCTGGGCGAGATCGCCATCGGCGTCGCCACCAAGAAGGACGTGTTCGACGCGGCCTGGCTGCAATCGCGCTTCGCTCTCACCACCGAGGAAGCCGAGCGCGTCGTCCTCCAGCTGCTGGACCAGGGCGTCATCGTGCTCGAGCAGGAGAACGAGGAATCCCGCGAACTGAACACCTACCGCGTCATCAAGAAGCCGGGGGATATCGCCCTCGATCTGGAGTGAGCCATGCGCATCACGAAACTCGAAATCACCAACTTCCAAGGGCTGCGTCATGCGGCCCTTGATGTTTCTGCGCCGGTGCTTCTGGTGGCCGGCCACAACGGCGCCGGCAAGAGTTCGCTGCTGGACGCCATTGCCATGGCCTTCAACGGCCAGCCGCGCCGCGTCTCGCTGAAGAAGGAGATGGACAAGCTGGTCACCGAGGGCGCCAAGAAGGGCGAGTCCAGTGTCGAGTGGCTGGACGAATCCGGCGAGGTGCAGGCCTGCGGCGTCGCGCTGCCCAGCGGCAAAGGCTCCCCGCTCGCCGACTCGCTGTTCCTGCCATACGTGCTCGACGCCAGCCGCTTCGCCGCCCTGGACGCCAAAGATCGCCGCCGGGTGCTGTTCGACCTGACCGGCGCCAGCGCCAGCCCTGCCGAGGTCGGCAAGCGGCTGGAAGCCAAAGGCCTGGACCTGGCGCTGTTCGAGAAAGTGAAGCCCCTGCTCCGCTCCGGGCTCCCGGCCGCGGTTGAACAGGCCAAGGCCTACGCCAGCGAGGCGCGCGGCGCCTGGAAGATGATCACCGGCGAGAACTACGGCAGCGAGAAGGCCGTCGACTGGGCGCCGGAGTTGCTGGCCACCGTGGTCACCGAAGACCAGGTCGCCGAGGCCGGTAAGAACCTGCAGCTGCTCGAGGACGATCTGGCCGAGGCCCAGCAGGCCCTGGGCGCCAGCAAGCAGGCCCGCCAGGCTGCCGACGGCCGCGCCCAGCGCATCGCCAAGCTGCGCGAGCTGGTCGACCTGGAGCCGCGCCGCCGGAACAAGCTGACCACCGACGAGCGGAACCAGGACGAGTGGTCCGAGAAGGTCATGGCTGCCGAGCTGGCCTCCTCGGGCCGCGTGCCGCACCAGCCGCTGACCTGCCCCCACTGCCAGGGCGCGGTCGACCTGCAGGCCGGGACCCTGGTGGTGCACCAGCCGCCGGAGCAGATCGCCGATGCCGAAGCCGCCCGCCGGTTGCCCGAGTACCGCGAGTATCTGGCCAGCGCCCAGCGCACCGTCGCGAACAGCCAGCGTGACCTGGACGAGAGCCTGGCAGCCGCCGAGCAGATCAAGGCCCTGGAAGCAGAGTCCGTCGAAGCGCCCAGCGCCGAGGCGATAGCCAACGGCGAGCAGGCCATCAACGAACTGCGACAGGCCCGCGACGCGAGCCGCGCAAAGCTGGTCGCCCTGCAGGAAGCCCTGGAAGCCGCTACCCAGCGCGAGGCCTCGATCGCGAAAGCGCAGGCCGCGCACCAGGACGTGGTGGCGTGGACCGGCATGGCCGACGCGTTGTCACCGACCGGCATCCCGGCGGAGATCCTGGCCGACGCGATCGGACCGGTGAACGAGCTGCTGCAGCGCCTGTCCGGCACCGCCGGCTGGTCGCCAGTGGAGATCAGCGCGGACATCGACGTGACCTTCGGCGGCCGGCTCTACGGCCTGCTGTCCGAGTCCGAACGCTGGCGGTGCGACGCGACGCTGGCCCTGACCATCGCGACGATCTCCGGCCTGCGCCTGGCGCTGCTGGACCGCTTCGACGTGCTGGATATCCCTGCGCGCACTCAGCAGGCGATGAAGCTCTTCCAGAGCCTGGCCGCCGGCGGTGAGATCGACACGCTGATCGTCGCCGGCACGCTCAAGGAACCGATGGCGAAGACGCCGGCCTGGTTACAAGCGGTCTGGATCGACGCCGGGCAACTCGCCGACCAGCAGCACCAGGCTGCGGCCTGACCCTCGATACAGCGCCCCACCCGGGGCGCTTTCTCTTCCAGCAAGCACCGGACGCCGCCCTGTGGGCGATTCAACCATGCCTCGTGGGCCGCCCGCGTCAGGCAGGGCGGCGTCCGGTGCCTGTTCACCGAGTACTGACGATGCCTCCTCAACGACCGATTCTCCGCTACCACGGCGGCAAGTGGCTGCTCGCCCCGTGGATCATCCAGCACCTGGCGCCCCACCACACCTACATCGAGCCATTCGGCGGCGCGGCTTCTGTCCTGCTGCGGAAGGCCCGCAGCTATGCCGAGGTCTACAACGACCTCGACGGGGACGTAGTGAACCTGTTCCTCGTCGCGCGGGACCGTGGCGAGGAACTGCGCCAGGCCCTGGCGCTTACCCCGTTTGCCCGGGAAGAGTTCGAAGCCAGCTACGCGGAAACGTCCGATCCGCTCGAGCGCGCCCGGCGGATGGTGGTCCGCAGTTTCCAGGGTTTCGGCAGCGCCGCGGCGAGCGGCGAACGCACGGGGTTCCGCTCGACGTCGGCGAGGAGTGGTGCCGCGCCCGCGCTGGACTGGCGCAACTACCCCGATGCGTTGGCCGCTATCACTGAGCGCCTACAGGGCGTGGTGATCGAGAACCGCGACGCCCTGGTGCTGATGGAGCACCACGACCGGCCGAGCACGCTGCACTACGTCGACCCGCCCTACGTCCATTCCACTCGCAGCACCAAAGTCCGCCACAACGCCACCGGCAAGTCGTACCGACACGAACTGGACGACGACCAGCACCGGAACCTGGCTGCGATCCTCAAGGGGCTGAGCGGCATGGTGGTCCTCTCCGGATACCCCTGTCCCCTCTACGACCGCCTTTACCGCCACTGGCACCGCCTCGAGCGGAATGCCCTCGCCGACGGCGCGCGGGACCGCATCGAATGCCTCTGGCTCAACGATGCCGCGCGCAGTGGCCTGGCGCAGCTCGACATATTCCACGACACCAAGGAGCCCATCGCGTGACTTCCAAGAGTAAGCCCGCGACGAGCTGATCGGCTCTGCCCTATGCGCGCGGCCACGGGGTAGCTGCAATAATCTTCATCTTCTCTTCCTCTTCGGCAGTTGGCTTTCGATTCGTTTTCATCGTGAATTCAAAGATCCGTTCCAGATACTCGGTAATATTGAGGAGCTGGTCTTTACCGTTGTCGTTCCCCATTTTACGGCAGATAACTTTCATCTCGTAATCGCTGCCAGTCTTGGGATCAACACACATTAAGCTTCGGGTCTTTGGAATTGTGTCATCCAGAATCACGAACATATCGTCGTTATCTTTTGAAAATGCCTGCAAAGATAGCGCATGCATCGTGCGGTACACCCAGTCTATACCGAGCTTTTGGTACTGCCGATATCTAGCTGAGGCGACACTCCCTAAGATACAAAATATCTGGGTAAGAAACGTCATTTCGGTATTGGACGAATTCTGCACCAACGTATAGTTAATACTAATATTCCCCTCGACTTCACCCCAGTCCGTTGCCCAGTCCAGATAGCCGTCAACATCCTCAATACGGGACTGATCAGGATTAGAGTGCCCGGCGACAGCCTCCAACAACGCACTCATGCCAACATCGAAATCTTTTCGAAAATCTGCATACAACTTGTCACGGAGGAACAGAGGAATCTTGCAGTCTTCCAGAAGTACAGGAATGGTTACCACGCGTCTTTCTTCAAGTTCACGTAGGAGACCGCCAGTTAACTCTTTCTTACACCACTCTGACTCTACCGATGCAGAGGACAACATTATGAGCAGAGCACTTGACCCCTCAACAGCTTCTTGAATTCGATTTATTAGCGAATCACCTGGCTTAAGTTCCCATCGATCAACCCAGACGCTTGCTCGTTTTCGAACAAGATGCCCGGCGATCATGTCAATCTTTTCCTTATCAGCGTGGGAATAACTAATGAAGACCGCCATCTTTTTAACTCCATCCTTGTAATTCCGGCCCTATGCCGGGCCGCTCAATTCTAGCCCCAACGACATCACTGCGCCATCACGCATGGCGCCGTGCATCGTCACGTTCGCGAAAAGGAACCCTCTGCATGATTAAGCGCACCCTCTACCACTTCCACTTCTGCTGCGGCCTGGGCGGCGGTGCCGCCGGTTTCAACCGGGCGCGCCCGCGGGTCGGCAACGTCGAGGCCCAGTGGGTCTGCCTCGGCGGAATCGACGTGGACCCGGCCGGCCTACGCGACTTCGAGCGACTGGCCGGTGTCCCGGGCACCCTGCTGGACCTGTTCACCCGCGACCAGTACGTGCGGTTCCACGGCAAGGAGCCGCCGGCAGGCTGGCGGGAGGCGACCCCGGAGGATGTTCGTCGCGCCGCGGGCGGGCGCCGACCGGATGCCGTCTTCATCAGTTCCCCATGCAAGGGCGCCAGCGGCCTGCTGTCGGAGAAGATGAGCTTGACTCCGAAGTACCAGGCGCTGAACGAGTTGACGCTGCGCTGCATCTGGCTGATGGGCGAGGCATGGGCTGATGACCCGGTGCCGCTGATCGTCTTCGAGAACGTCCCACGCCTTGCCAGCCGCGGCCGGCACCTGCTGGACCAGATCAACAGCCTGCTCAGTGGCTTCGGCTACGCCGTGGCGGAAACCACTCACGACTGCGGCGAACTGGGCGGCCTGGCGCAGTCCCGGAAGCGCTTCCTGCTTGTCGCGCGGCACGTCGAGAAAGTGCCGCCCTTCCTGTACGAGCCGGAAAAGAAGAGCCTGCGCGCCGTCGGCGACATCCTCGGCCGCATGCCGCTGCCCGGCGATATCGAAGCCGCCGGCCCGATGCACCGGGTACCGTCCTTGCAGTGGAAGACCTGGGTGCGCCTCGCCCTGGTGCGAGCAGGCAGCGACTGGCGCAGCCTGAACGACCTGGCCGTCGAGGACGGCTACCTGCGCGATCTGATCATCGTGCCGGAGTATCAGGCCGGCTACATGGGCGTCCACGGCTGGAACGACAGCATGGGCACCATCGCCGGTCGTAGCGGGCCCACAAACGGGGCGTTCTCGGTAGCGGACCCGCGTGCGCCGGCGAACGCCCTGCAGTACCAGCAGTACGGCGTGCGCCGTTGGACCGACACCTCGGGAGCCATCATCGGCGTCAAGTCGCCTGGCCAAGGCACGTACTCCGTCGCCGACCCACGCGGCCAGAGCTTCGGCAAGTACCCGGTCACCGACTGGGACGGCCCGGCCGGCACCGTGATCGCCGCCAGCACCACCGGCCAGGGCGCATTCGCTGTAGCAGACCCGCGCCCGGGCGGCGTCCGGCACAACAACGTGTTCCGCGTCGTCAGCATGGGCAGCCACGCCGGAACTGTCACCGGCGGGCACTCACCCAGCTCCGGCGGCCAGGCTGTTGCCGATCCCAGGTACCACAACTGGCACCCGGGGGCGAGTAGCCGCAAATTGCACGTCGGCGAGTGGGGAAGCGCTACCGGCACGGTCACCGGCTCCCAGCAGGTGGCCAGCGGCGCTCTGTCGATCGCTGATCCGCGCGTGCTCGATCGCACCAAGGGCGACGCCTACCTGACCGGCGGGCACTACGGTGTCGTCGGGTTCGACCAGTCCGCCGGCGCAGTATCCGCCAGCGCGCGGCACGACAATGGCCGGTGGAGCGTCGCCGACCCGCGCATGCCGGCGGCGAACGACCGGCTCACCTGCATCATCCAGTCGCTGGACGGCACCTGGCACCGGCCCTTCACCACCCTGGAGCTGGCCGCGCTGCAGAGCCTGGTGGACCCGGAGGAACAGTTGATCCTCGACGGCCTGAGCGACAGCGACTGGCGCGAGCGCATCGGCAACGCCGTACCACCGGCCGCGGCCGAGGCCATCGCCGGCGTGATGGGCACCACCCTGCTGCTGGCCGAGGCCGGCGAAACCTTCATGCTCAGCAATACGCCGATCTGGGTGCGCCCGGTCGCGGTGGCGCTGAGCGTCGCGCAACAGGAGGTCCAACCGTGAACACCGAACAGTTCATTCGCAACGCGGCCGCGCGCGGGCTTTCCCGTCGCGCAACGATGCACGCGCTCGGCATGGGCCCCTGGAAGTTCCGGGAGTTGCTGACCCTGATGCCGGAGATCACCTGGCCGGCACGCGGATGCTCAGCCGACCACCAGCGTGCGAACGAGCAGAAGCGCGGACGCTGCACGCCGGCGCAGGCCGCGGCGCTGGAGCGCGCGCACGAACGCTGGAGCGAGAGCAGACGCTTCACCGTCGACGGCGTGACCGGGACCATCGCCGAGTTGGTGGAGCACTTCCAAAGCCCGGTCCACGCAACGACCGTCCGCCGCCGCGTCGCCGCCGGCATGAGCCTGCGCGACGCACTCATCACCTCGCGCCAGCAGCCCAAGCCCGGGCGCCGGCATCCCTGGAGCCGCTCACAGCAGGTGCACACATTCTCCAGCTGAACAGCGTCAGCAAGTGCTGGCTATGCACTCCGTGCACATCTTGCCGCTACGTTCCAGTCAATCAACGGGATTTCACCGGTACCTACCTGTCCAGCGAGCCACTTCCGGGTTACGTCGGTATCAAGACGAAACCCATGGTTCTTGAGGCATTCCAACGCGGTCCGCGTGATCCTGTACCCCCCGCAGTTGGGACAACCAACCAAGATCGCGTCCGGAACGTTTCCGGCATTCGAATCTGCGCCGCAGATGAAGCAGTCCATAGTTCCCTCCCTCCCCGGCCATTCGCCGGTCCAATGAACCTAGTCCACTCAATTGCACTTCGCCATCAGGCGAGAGGTATTCCCTATGTCCGCAGAAAAGCCGCGGGAGCGGCCAATCCTGTTCAACGACCAGATGGTCCGAGCCATCCTGGAAGGCCGGAAGACGGTCACGCGCCGAGTCGTGAAGCCGCAGCCCGACTTCCTCGGCTCAATGGTCGATCCCTATACGCCATTCAAGACGCTTGATGCCGGCCTGCACGCGCGCATCACCTGCCCCCACGGCCAGCCCGGCGATCGGCTGTGGGTGCGGGAGGCCTGGGCGGCAGATGCCCAGGTAGACGCAATCGCGCCGCGCGACCTCAGCCAAGGTGAACCGATCTGGTACCCAGCAGACTTCAGCGTCCGGCAGACCGGGTGCTCCATGATCTCCAAGGGCCGAGGCCGTCCCTCTATCCATATGCCACGCTGGGCCAGCCGCATCCTGCTGGAGATCATCGCTGTTCGCGTCGAGCGCCTGCAGGACATCAGCGAAGAGCAGGCGTTGGCAGAGGGAGTGCGCGGCGAGCCATGTGACCACGCTCGGCAAGCCTGCGCCGATATCGGCTGCTGGGGCGACACAGCCAAGGGGGCGTTCGGCTTCCTCTGGGAATCGCTCAACGGCGAGGGAAGCTGGGCCGCAAACCCATGGGTCTGGGTCGTCGAGTTCAAGCGGGTGACGCCATGAGCGACCTCTTCTATCTCCAGGACAGCCGCAGCAACGTCGGGAGCCGGGCCATGTTCTGGCGCGCCGGCGGCGGCTACACCACCAACCTCGACGAAGCCGAGACGTTCACCCGCGCCCGGGCAGTTCGGCAGTACAAGTGCCGGGAAACCGATCTGCCCTGGCCGGTCGACTACGTGCGCCTCCGCGCTGAGTTCGGTGTCGATCACCAGGACCTGGACCTGTCCCGGACGCAGGCACTCGCCGACGCGCCAGCGAACGACCGCATCTACGCCGCTTACGCCAGGGACTGGGATGGGAATTGCCTCGTCTGGATACCCGAGGCCGCCGGCCGGACGTCCAACCTGGCCGCCGCTCGGACCTGGCCGCTCGACCACGCTGGCATCCTCACCGCGCGCGGGTACGCGCCCTGGCCGAAGTCCTACATCGACCAGCATGCCAGGCCTGTTGCGGTGGCGGCCTCCCTCAACCACAAGCAGGCCCTCCGGCTGTTCGGCCTGAAGCTACCCAAGCCGGAGCGCCAGGCCAGCGCCCAGCATCGGCTGGCACTGGCGAAGGAAGGTGAAGCATGAAAGCGCGCATCGAGAAGAAATTGAGCAAGCGGCTGGTCGAGCTTTACCCAGCGCTCTACTGCAGCGCCTGGCGCGACGAAGAACCGTCTGAACTCGCATATGAGCAAGGCTCCCGAGTCCGGCATGTTCTTTCCGTCGGCGGCGGTGTCGACTATTGGGGCGAAGGACAGGACGTCTACACCGTCTGGCAAGACTGGCTAATGAGTTGGGAATGGCACGGACCGTTCGAGACGTACCCGGAGGGCCATCGTCACGAGTACCTCCCGGATACGGAAGGCTTCAAGCCGACTACTCGTAACCTGCTCCAACTGGCTGGCCGGTGCCAGATGCTGGAAGCAGCATCAACGATGGCGGTCCCATGAACCAGCCTCCCACCGACTACCAGATCAGCGCCGCCGACGCGCACGAACTGGCCGGCGCCGTGCTTCTTCCGGCGGACCTGCGCCGCCAGGTGTTGGAGAAAATGGCCGCCCAGCGCGGCCTGGCCGCCATGCTCGACCTGTTCGCCCAGGTGCTGGGCATGGCCAACGCCGTCGCCGAGAAATGCCGTGCAATGGTGGAGTTGATCCTCATCGAGCGCGGCGAACACCCGCACACCGCGGAGCAGGCGAACCTGCCGACGATGTTCGGAGCGCTGCAAGGTGTTGTCCTGGCCGCCACTGTGGACCCACGCGGCACGTGCGCCGGCTGTGCCTATCGCCTCGGCACCCCGGCGAACACCTCGCCGGTCACCACCTCCGATGCCATCTACTGCCGGCAGGAGCTCAGCCGGTTCTACTGCCACGCCGACCTGGACGACCAGGGCAACCCGGTCCGCACCTGCGTCGGCCACGCCAAAGCCATGAAGCAAGACGCCACGAAATGAACCGCCCCACCATCTGCCGCACCACGGGCCAACGGATAGGCCTGTGCAAATGCTTCCGCTGCCGGCCGCCGGCGCCGGAGCAACCGGAGACACCACCATGTCCTCTACCCAACACCAACTGATCGAACAGTGCGCCACCCGCCTGCGCGGCATCGTCGAAGCACTGGACAATATCCACGACACCAACCCGCAGCGCTGGTCAACGGACCTCGACGACGTTCACTCCTCGGCCGAGAGCCTGCTGGCCCTGATCAATGACCAGGCGCCGACGCAAGATCCCCAGGGCCTGGCCGGCAACGGCTCCCTCCGCCATCCCTGCCCGGCACATCCTGCACCGGCAGAGCAGGCAGGCGGGGATGAGCGCGCGGCGTTTGAAGGGATGTACAGCAGTCTCCCAGGTGTCTCCCCCAAGCACGACTTCTGCCGCCTGATGAGCGGGGACTACAAATACGCCGGCCCACGGTTCGCGTGGCTCGGCTGGCAAGCCCGCGCCGCCCTGGCGCAACCCTCCCCGGCGCCAGTGTGCACAACTCCGACAGGCGAGAACTGTCCAGGCGATGGCGTGAAAAGCTGCAAGAAGTGCCCAGAGCAGGCAGAGGCAGAGGCGGAGCGGCCGAACCAGCCCGAGCGGTACACCGCTGATGTGTTTCACCCCAACCGCCCTTATTACATGGCGCAAACGACTGTGGTCAGAGCATCGGATTTCGATGCGTTCGCAGCTCAATATGAGCGCATCGTCGGGGCGCTGCGGGCGGAGAACGCGAAGCTGAGCGAAGCCCTGGACCGCTGGCCGCACATCCGCGACGGGCTGAAGCTGAAGCTGCGCGCCGCCCTGGCCAGGGTCGCGGAGCTGGAAACGGCTCTGGCACCATTCGCAGCGGTTGCCGACGCCTACGACGACTCCGAGGATGACGATCACGAACCATACACTGACATGGGGTGCGACGAACGCTTGTGCTTGACGCTTGGCCAGCATCGGGCAGCCCGAACGGCGCTGAGCGGCGTGCCCGCCCAGGCTCAGCACAGCGTGCCGGAGGAGTTCAGCTTCGAGTATCGCCACCCCAATGGCGAGTGCCACACGGTAACGGTAAGCCGGGAGCAGGTGATCAATGAGATGCCCGACTTCCTGTTCGAAGCGCTGTGCAGCAAGTTCTGCAACTGCGAGCCGGTGGGCGAGACGAACGTTGTCGAGTGTTGCTGCGACGAGTACGCGGAGGAATTCAAACTAATCGCCGCCGCGCCCGGCAAGGAGGGGGGGCGACAATGCGTAGAGCGCTGACCGCCCTCGGACTGATCGCCACCCTGGGCCTGGCCGCAGTGTTCGCAGCGGAGATATTCCCGATCCTCCGCACGCTGGCGGCCTGGCAGACGGGGTGCTTCGGATGAAGCAGAAACCAGGCATCGCCCTTCCCCGCTGGTTACTGCGGACAACCACGATGCAAATGCACAGCGTCGACGTGGTACTGGTCATGGCCCTGGTGCTCCAGCACCACGGCACGGCCGACGCTGTTCGCCGCGCCGCCGGTCAGCTTCGCGACAGAGTGTGTGCCGAGCACCGGCCCAAAATGACCGCGCTCATGCGCATGCAAGACGACGCGGCGGCGCTGCAAGTGGCGCTCAACATCGTCCAACGCGCCACCGACGCCCTGGGCATCCTGCCGGGAACGCCGTTTCCGGCCAGACCTTCGCCCAGCGAAAGCCCACCGGATCAGGGGCACATGCCCGCCAAGGCTGGTCCCGTCACCGGTGAGCCGGTGCATCCTACCTGAAATCATCCATGCCGCGGCCCAACGGAAAGGGCCGCGGAACAGCCCGGCCGAAGAGCTGGGATAGGTAACGCCTAATGAACACCCAATTTCTGTTGATGGCCCAGTACGACGGTGCCGCCATCATTCCCCTCGAGCGCGTCTGCGCCGACTACTTCAGCCACCTGACCCCCGAGAAAATGAAGATGAAGGTTGCGGCCGGCGAAATCGACTTGCCGCTGGTGCGCATGGAGAACAGCCAGAAGTCTGCGCGTGGCGTACACCTGACGGACCTGGCGAACTACCTTGACGAACGGCACAGAACGGCGAAGGAGGAGCACGAAAAGCTCATGGGGCGCCGAACCCTGCGCCGTGCATCCTGACCCTCCCGCCTACCGGGCCTCGATCGTGGGGCCCTCTATTATCTGCTCCAACCACGGCCAGTCTTCGTACTTGTCGCCGTTCCCCCTCAGATGCGTGTAACGCCGCATCGAATTCCAGTCCCGGTGGCCCGAGACGCTGGCCACGCGCGGAATATCCCATCCGATTTCGAAAAGCCGACTGATGCCGTCATGGCGCAGGTCGTGAAAGTGGAGATCTTCGATCTCCAAGAAGCTGCAAGCCCTGGTGAACGAAGCGCTGACCGACTTCGCGTTGTAGGGGAACACGAATTCCTCGCGCCGGGGCATCGAATGCAAAATGCGCCATGCCTGGTCCGGCAGGTGGCACCAGACATCATTCCCGTATTTCTGGCCCGGATTCTTCATATCCGTGATCAGCACTGCCTGGCGTGCTTCGTCGATGGCGTCCCAGCGGATCCGGGTGATCTCTTCCTGGCGGCGCGTTGAGAAAATCGCAAAGCCGATCATCCGAACCATGTCGATCTGCTGCTTGCGACGCTCCCGCATTTCAACGAAGTAGGCAAGGATGGTGTCAAGCTCCTCCAAAGTTGGGCGCCTGTCCCGCTCGTTGCTCCTGGAAACCCCTCCCATCTTGCGCAGAACGCGCCTGGCGTCGGCCATGGCCACCGGATCCACCTCGTAGCCCCATGCTGGGCGTGCAACCGTCAAGACGGCACCGAGGTGAGAAAGATCGTTGCCTACAGTCTGCGGCTGCACGCCGCCCTTCTCGATGCGATCCATTGCGTACTCGACCAACACCTGGGAAGTCAGGTCCCGGTCGACCACATCCCCCAGCCATGTCGCAGCTATCGCCTGGAGCGTCGCCTCCTTGGTCCTGCCCAACGGTCGCAGTTTCCCGTACTCCTCAAGATACTGCTTGATCATTTCCCGTACAGTGACGCCCTTGCGGTTGGCTCGCTCGATCGCGCCTGGAGCGGCCAACTCTGCCTCTCGGCGCTTCAGCCAGTTCTGGGCCGCCGCCTTCCGGTCGAATGTCTGGCTTTCCTGATAAACTGCCTTACCCTGCCGCAT